GCCAGGTCAGCGGATCTTTTGTCAACAGTGGATGAAAGTCGCGGAACTCCTCGCGGGCAGCAGCCATCGACGGCGGCTGCGCGTGCTTAGCCATGACATCGGTAGCCCAGTCGTACAGGTCGGCCAGATCCTCGTCAGCGAAGTGATCCGGCTCGATCCCACGACCGACCAGTTCCGCTAGCTCTCCGGTAGCGAGCGCCTTGGAGAGCAGTGCTCTCTCGATGTCCACTGTGTTTACGACCGACGGCGGCGCGAAGACGGCTTCTTCGCCGTCGCCTTGGCTTCCTCTGCCTCGCGCTCGTTGTGGAGCCGCACCGACTCCTCGATCAGTTCGCGATCCTCCGCGATGCTGTGCTCGATCAGCTTCGACGTTGCGCGCAGCCACCCGCGCACCATGTCGTAGATCTCCTGCTGTTCGGTGGTGAGATCGTCGGCGTCCCAGTCCACCGCACCCAGCTTCTCGATGCCGGGATTCTCCACACGCCAGCGCAGCAGCACCGGCCCGACTGTCACGTTCGCGTATTGCGCCACCGGCACCAGTTCGGACATCTGTACGGCGATCTCCAGATCACCGTTTGACATCACTGTTGCTGTACCTCGATGATCAGCGGGCTTCGTGGCCGCACTCGCTGCCTCGGTGTCCTCCACTCGCCGCTTGACACGCGGCTTCGGAACTGTAGCCATCCCTTGTGTCTCCTATGCTGACGCTGACTTGATCCTGACTCGTGAGCGTCGTGTCCGCTCGCGAGCTTCTTGCCTGGCTTCGAACTTGCTGATCCGGTGCTCGACCTTCTTCAGATTCCGCTCGACCCTATCAGGCAGGATCTGGATCTTGCCGAGCGAGGGCGGAAAGTACCACCCTTCCTGCTTGAACAGCTTGACGAGGGCCGCTTCAAGGTTCTCCGGCCGAGCGTAGCGAGTGCGCGGATAGAGCGTCCTGATGATCTCGTCTCTGGACTTGCCCGCCTCAGCGAACGTCCGGGCCGACCGAATGTGGTACCCGTCAAGATACTTGGGCTTTCGCAAGTTCCTGACGTGCTGCGCCTCCTTGGCCGGATCACTGACCAAGTTGCCAGGACGCATGTCATTCTCGTTCATCCAGGCGATCATGCCCTTGTCGCCCCACACCTGCTTGTCCGTCCAGTACCGCCAGCCCCTGTAACCACGCTTGCTATGCAGGCGCTTTGGAAGCACCGTGCGTTCCCACTTGCGGATCGTGCCCATCTCCCTGTCAACGATCTTGGCAAGCTCATCGATGTAAACACGCCCGACTTCTCTCGTAGCCGGTCGTTCAGGTACGCTGCGGATTTTTACTCGGTGGGCCATAATGTGATCATACCAGAAGCTCGGAGGGAGCAGGGAGTTTGACTTCCGCAGTAGGCTAAGGGCAGGCTTTGGCCAGGGAGGGTGGGGATCAGGTTTTTCTTGCTTGCCAAGGAGGGAAGAGTATGGGACTTACTTCCCTGATACACTAGCCTCAGTGCGGGAGAAGGGATCAATAATCTTGCCAGGATCTTGATCCTTGAGGTGTTTGCGAAGCCAGGGGTTTGCGTAGCGACCCGCCTGAATCGCGAGCGTGCAGTAGTAGTCAGCCTTGACGTTGTTGTCTCGGCCTTGCCATACCAAATCCCAACGGTGGGGGAAATGTCGGAACAGAAGATCGCGGGCCTCAAGCACCAGAGGCTTCAACTCCTTCGAGCGAAGACGCCAACGACCATGCGTCTGCTCAACAACAAGCTTCGAATCACTCACTACTTCCAGCGCCTCGGCTCCGAGGTGAGCAGCATACTTGACACACACGATGAGGGCCGTGAACTCGGCAACGTTGTGGGAGCGCCATCCGAGATAGCGGCTGAGGATGAACTCCTCCCCGTCAAGCTCGATGACAATACCGATACCGGCATGGCCAGGCGTGGTCGGCCGCGCTCCACCGTCAATGTGCGCCAGCGCCGTGTTCACTCCGGCCACACGATCCGCAGCAGTCGCCCTACCTGGCGCGCATAGCGGATGGTTGACCACGTGCCCTGACCACGAGCCGCCATCGGCTCGAACGTCTCCTTGGGCGCGGCGATCAGTAAGTTCACACTGTTGACGATAACTCGGTTGCGGACGAGGTACGGGCGTGGCTCCTCCGTACGGTAGAAGTCCATGCAGAACGCCCGGTACCTGGGATCGTCTGGCGGGTGCAGGTGGACCGGCACCTCGAAGTCGTGGCAGATGTAGTCGAACTCCTCGTCACCACCGATGCAGTCGCCGTGGTGACCCATCAGCACGTTGACATCGATCATCATCTGCCGGATCGCGTTCTTCTGGTAGGTAGTCATACCCTCGCGCGTCCCAGTAAATCCGACAATAATCTTGTCAAGCCCTCTGTCCTGATGGCCGAGATCAGGGTACTCGCGATCAGGCTTCTTCGGCACCTTTGCCCCTCGTTTGCGCGGCCATGGTAGGATCATAATACGCGACCGCCCCCGGACTGGACCGGAGGCGGCGCGGCTCATAGGAGGTTAGCCAGTGAGCAGTACCCATCCTACCAAGGCGGACAAGCTCGCGCTGCGTGAACAACGTGCGCGCGAAGGGATCATCCAGTTCGCGGAGGAGATGCAGGCGATCCGCGACGAGAGACTGTATCCCCGCGCCGGGGAGACGGACGCCTGGAGCACCTACTGCAAGGAGCAGTGGGGCATGAGCCAGAACACCGTGGCCCACACGATCCAAGCGCTGCCAGTCCTCAAGCGCCTCAGTTGCGACGGCGGCGCAACTGTGAGCGTGTCCGCAGCTACAGCCGTGGCCACTCTGCCTGAGGCAGTTCAAGACGCCATTCTTGACAAGACGACCAAGCGCGATGAGGTGAAGGCTCGCGCCAAGGCTGTTCGCAAGGTCGAGAAGGAGGCCAAGGCAGAAGGTCGCGAAGTCACCGAAGAGGAGCAGATCAGGGCAGCGAAGGCGAGGCTGCCGCGAGAACGAGTTCATATCAGGAGTGGTGGTAGGCACGAGATCGATCTGGCTGAGATCGACGCCGAGCTTGCCCGCAAGACGCTCCCGAACGACATCGCTCTCACTGCGTTGAGACTGCGCGCCATGCTCAAGCGTGTGCCGGAGTGGCTGGAGGAGAACGGCTCTCTGCGCTCAACAGAGGAGAGCGACACGTTGGGTGACATCATGCTCAACACTCTCGAAGAGGAGCAAGGTCTGACTGAAATGGCGTTCGCGTTGGCGCAAGGCAGCGACATTGCTGACGAGTTCGCCCAACTCCTGGCGGCTGAGGAAGACCCGCATGAGTGAACTGACAGACAGGCAGATCGATGAGATCGAGGAACTGGTTCAGTTCCTAGCTGACAACAGTGCTCATGAGGGCCTGAGAATCACGCGCCAGGAGATCGCTGACTACCTCGACTGGGAAACCTGGCGAGTGGACCGGACGATTCGCAAGATCAGGGAGCATCCTGAGCTTGGCATCGGACTGACGCTACTGCGCGGGCGTGAGCCTGGCGTCATCCTCTCCTACGAGGGATACAGGATCAGTGGCGACATGTTGACCCTCGAAGCTCACGTCGCACAACGCGAGCACATCGAGAACATCAACCGTCTTGCCAGAATCGCCGGGTCTAAGTTCAACCACTACCGGCACTGCGACAAGCGAACCGCCGCAGCGCAGCGCCTGTACGCCGACTGTGAGGACATGCGCGCCGACCTCTCGAACGCAGTGCGGCTACTGCGTGGGACCGACGACTACGACAAAGCTCGCGCTCTCGTGAACAACGTACTCCGCGAGTTCCCCTACTAAGCAACATTGATTACGCTGGGGTGACGACCGGCGAAAGCCGCCCAGCGTTAGTCATCAGTCTTTCCACCCTCGATCACCGTGAGCATGTGCTGCGCTCCGGTGAGCGGGTGGGGAGCCGTCGCCTTGCCGACGATCTTCCAGCAGTCCGGCGAACGAATCGGAGAGCAGTAGGCGATCTCATTGCCATCGGCGTCGTGAGTCCGCGACTGGCTGCACCTCATCGGCAGCCCGCATCTAGGGCAGATCATTCAGGGCCTCCTCGATCTGCCGGTGCAAGTCGTCATTAGCGACGACGACCTTGCAGGCGTTCAGCAGATCACGCAGCCGCTCATTGTGCTCGCACACCCGCAGTACCGAATCCGCCAGCGGAGCCATGATCGGCACGTCATAGAGCGTCAGCGTGCTCTCGATGTCCAAGATCGTTCGCTGGCAGCGCTGAAACTCCTCGCCGCCGCGCATCGCCTCAATCACAGCGCGCTCGGTGTCTGTGATCAGCATGTCAGTCTCGTTGTCATCAATCGCCAAGATCCACCTCCATGTTCATCTGGTCGTAGCACTTGAAGCGCCGGTTGCGAAACTGCTTGCGGAACACGTCAATCAGGATATCGAAGAAGTCGAAGACAACAGTGTCTACCTTTCCCTCGTGAATCCGCGTACCCCGGCCGATCTTCTGCTGAGTCGCCTTCGGGTTGGATTCGGGGAACGGTAGGTAGATCCTGTCAACAGGAGGGATATCAAGCCCCTCCTTTGCCACCGTGGCAAAGATGATCGCGGCCGAAGCGCGCTCGATCTCTGCCTTCATCTCCGAGCGCTTGACGCCACGCACCTGGCCAGTCATCACATAGACCTCAGGGATCGCCACCAGCCCAGCCGTGGACTCCTCGATCAGCATGTCCATCAGAAAGCCGAGATGCTTCACCTCATTGGACACGATCAGATGATGATGGTCGCCATTCTTGACCTGTTGGAGCAGCGTACCGATGACAATCCTGTTGCGGTCTTTATTCTCGATCAGGGAAGCTTTCACCTGATGGTAGTTGTTGCGGTGCCAGTGCGGACGCTTGCCACTCAGCTTGCATCCGGGAACCTGACACTTGTCATCCTCGTCGGACTCGTGATCCGGCCAGTACGGGTGCTCGAACCCAGTGCGAACCACCTGCACCCGAGGGCGCATCAACAGTCCTGACTCACGCAGTTCCTCCTCGTCGTCCTTGTAGAACACCTCGCCCAGCACATTCAGGGCGAACGGGAACTTCTCGTCCTGGCGATCCGTGGTGGCCGACACACCGAGCCGGTACTTGGCGTAGAAGCGGCTCAGAAGCTCCCTGATCGTCTCTGCGGTCACGTGATGGCACTCATCGAGGATCACGGCATCCCACACCTCGAAGAACGCCTCAGGAAGCTCTCCTTCGCGCAGCATCTTCGTCAGCGTCTGCACGGTGGCAACAGTGATGCGGCTCCCCAATTCCCACTTGCCGTCACCGATCTGGCCGATGACTCCGTTGTCGATGCCTACGCCGAGGAACTTGGCAAGTTGCTTGCGCCACTGGTGCAGCAGATCGAGCTTGTCAACGAGAATGATCGTCCACATCGGCTGCACTCGCGCAATGAACCCGATGCATGCAACAGTCTTGCCAGAACCGGTGGGAGCCTCGTACATCCCCTGCTGGTGCTTGATCATGTGGCGCACGGCCAGCGCCTGGTGCGGCTTGAGATCGAGCGCACCGTTGCCAAGCTGGGAGCCGCGCTGCCACTGACGCCGCTCCACCCACTGCACGCGGATGTTCTCGTCGCGCAGCATCTCCTTCAGCGCCAGCGCGTAGCCACGCGGCATGACAACAGTGTCACCGTCAAGATCGCCAAGCTGGAAGTCGTCGGGGAGATCCTGCCAGCCCCAGCGGTTCATCCGCTCAGCCACATCCTTCGCGTGGTTGTGAATCGTCAGGTCGTCAAAGATGTCATTGGCGATGTCATGGCCAATGAGATTTCCGTCGAGCCTGAGATGGCTGTCAACTATGACGGGAACGGTTCTCACGGATCTCTGTGCAGTGGGTCGCCTTCGGCCTCATGCCAGCCGACCCGCCGCTTGAACCAGTTCCGTCGCTTGTCCCAGCGGCACCACTTCACGTAGCTGGCATCGAGCCAGAACGTCCACCCGTCAGCCGGGTCGTAGTCGAGCTTCCAGTACCGGATCAGCCGATTCAGTACCCAGTTTGGAAGCAATGATGACAGCCAGCGAAACTTGTAGTAACGCGGCGGCTTGCGCTTCGGCTTCTCGCTCCAGTGCGTGTAGACCATCAAATCTCCCCGAAGATCAGCAGCCAGAGCAGACCGAGCGCCACCAGAACCAGAACCACGACGGCGATCACCTGCGCTGGCCATGGCAGATGATTCCACACGTTGTCAGCAATCACGACTGGATCTTGATCCACGCTGACCTCTCCCTTCGTGAACGCATGACAGTTGCCACAGTAGCCGAAGGCGATGTCCTGCGGGTGGTAGGACTTCATCTTGCAGACCGGGCACTCGAAGAACTCTTGGAACTCGCGGCCATCGAGCGAGTGGTGCTGGTAGTGGTAGCCAATCGAGCCGTCAACGCGCTCAACGGGCACCACAGTCGGCCCGCAGGGGCACTCCTCGCCTTCGCCAGTGAGATGATCGATCAGGTCGTTGATCGGGAACGTGTGGATCGTGTTCGGCGGCACGCCGACAGGATATCACGCCCAGTATGATCCCAGCGAGCTAGCCTACGCGCCAGCCGCCATCGGCCACCGGAGCTATCCAGTTGGCCTCGCATAGCTCGGTCACAGCCGTCATCGCCTGGCCGTCCTCGCCCTTGCGCCGAAGCGTGCAACTCAGCGCAATCGAGTTGGCAAGTGTCAAATGTAGTTCGCCATCGTTGTTGTCAGCACGACTGACCATCATGCCGTAGACCTGTCGTGCTTCGGCTGACGGCGTTAGAACCGTCATGATTGTGTACGCATCGTGGGTTCATCCCTTCTCGGTGTCTCTAGCAACCGGATCGGCAAGCATATCGTGCGCCCGGAGCGCTGGCAACGTAAGGGTGGCGATTCCCTTGCGGAGCGCTCTGACGGGCGCACGCCTGGGAGGTGGCGTCCCAGGCTTTTGACACTTTAGTCGCCATTGGAAAGCCTATTGACGATATTGATACACAGCGGGTTTGTGATATCGCCGGTCGGATCATTAGATGTGTACGCAGTTGACAGCGCGAGCTTGCCCAGGATCTCCTCCTCATCCTCGTCTGGAGTGGCAAGGATCGCTTCGCACAGTACGCCAGTCGAGATCGACAGCTTCTTCGTGTTCTCAGTATTGATGTTTCTCTGCTGCGCCGCAAAGAACAACGTGTAGCCGGTGAAAGCAGCGCCAAGACAGATGACAACCCACGTCCACAAGAAACGCTTGCGCGAATACTCCAGCACATTCGTCAGCGCAACTGCGAATGGATCAACACTCATGGCGATCTACTCACCAGACACACGAGAATCACGGCTGTGCCTTCCGGGAATCGCTCGTGGACGTTGATCTGCGTGAGTGTTGATCCAGCCGGACAAGCCGGTCCTGCCGGTCCCTCCGGGCCTTGCGGTCCTTGTGGCCCAGCCGGACCCTCTGGACCTTGAATCCCAGCAGGCCCTTCCGCACCCGTCTCCCCCTTCGCACCTTCGGGGCCAGGAACAGTCGAGTCAGCACCAGGCGCTCCGGCGTCACCTTGAGCACCGGTAGCTCCGGTCGCACCGACATCACCCTTGACTCCCGCAGAGCCGGACGGACCCGCAGTGCCAGTCTGGCCGACCGGTCCCGCAGGACCAGCAGGCCCAGTAGGGCCGGTATTGCCAGTAGCGCCTTTTGGGCCTGGCGGCAGCAGCGCCGGATTCGAGCCAGGCTGTCCGGGGCTACCGTCCTTGCCGTCTGCTCCCGGCACACCGGGGAGGCCACGCTGACCCCGCAGGAACAGATAGATGTCATTGCTCTTGGTATTGGCGGTGTCAGCCGTATCGCCAGCCTGCGTCGCCAGTGTGTAGTTCTGCGCGTTGTCGTAGTTGAAGCCACGCACGCCCAGCCACAGCGCGAGCGCGGTGAGGATCGCCAACAACGCAATCGCACACCACGTACCGAGAAACCGCTGACGGCTGTACTGCAACACCGTCCGGCCTTGGTTGTCGATATGTTCAGTGACAATATCGATGTCACTCGTTCTGTCCGTTGTCAATTTTCCTCTCCAGCCTTTCCACCTGGCCACCGATGTGCTCTCGTGCCTCTTTCAGTTCGCCTCTCAGGGCTTCCACCTGGCCCGACAGGTTCGCCACCTGCTCCCGCAGTCCATCGCGCTCGACTCGCAATCCGTCTGCTGTCGTCCGAAGCTCCTCGTTGAGCTTCTTCATGTCGTTCAAGATTGTTGACTGTTGATTCACGATGGCTGTCGTGTCGTCGCGCCGGAATCGCAGGGCAGTGAAGATCAGCCCGCCGAGGCCGAAGATGCCAATGGCAAGCGGGACGATCTGTGCCCATTCGACAATCGCAAGAGTAGTCAACATTCATCGCAACCTCAGACACCTTCAGAAGTCAGATCGTCCCGGACATACCGGACCAGATTCGCCAGCGCTCGTTGCGCGTTCCGGTTTGCCGCATCCTTCTGAGCCGCGCTCATCGTCGGCCAGTTCACATAGTTGTCAGTGAAGTACTGCTGCGCCTGCTCCAGCTTGTCGGCCAGCTTCTGGTAGTTGCGGATCTTGACGACAAGCGCTTCCTCATCGTCGCCTTCCTTCAGCCACCACTGTTTACCGTGCCCCCAAACCGTCGTCTCGGTTATCAGCATGTCCGGGAGCGGCCGAGCGACCTCGTACCCGAGCGAGTTCAAGTCCTCTAGCGGCATCCACACCTCCTCATTGCGGGAACACCTTCCCGCTCATCCACAAATGTGCCGGGTCTTGGTTGAACTGCCAGGTGCCAGCCGACAACGCGCACTGCAAGGTGCAGGTATAAGCGATCCCGGCATTCAGCTTGTACCAGTGTGAACAGTAGCGAAACACGAAGGTCTGCACATCGTTGTGCTGCATCTGGATAGACTGGCCCGCCGTTGTCATCCCGTCCGCATCGGCAGGTGCAAGAAGGAGATACGCATAGCCGTAGTTGTAAGCAGCATCGATCTTGTAGAAGTACATGCTGGCTTCAACTTCCCACCACACCGGCACGCTCGGCGTGTAGCTGATTCGCAGTGGCACTGCGCCCGCCGAATCGATTGTGAAGTTCTGCCCGGTCGTAATCGTCCGATAGGCGGAGTTCTGACCCCAAATGCGCTGCACAGCGAGCAGACCACCAGCACTCACCTTGCTGATTGTCGGGTCAGGATAGTTACCACCTAGCGCCCCACCGGCCGGACCATTAGGCGGTGCTCCAACGCCCTGCGGTCCCTTCGGCCCCTGCGGGCCGACAAGAGCGCGAACATTCTTCCACTGCGTACCGTCCCACACCTTGGCAAGAGTCATTGCGCCCACACCTTGCCTTCGATGAACAGCGCATGTGCTGCGGTGTGGTATTGCCAAGAGGTAGAGGTACCAGTCAACACAGCTTGCATTTTGGCTGTGTAGGTGGTCCCAGCCGCCAGCCGGAAGAGGCGTCTGACGATTCGCCAGGAGTTTGTCTGCACTGTTGAATGTTGCGTGTCGATACAGTAGCCTTGATTTAGGCCGTCCATGTCGGCAGGCGAGAGTTCCAGGCGCAAGTAGCTGTAGTTATAGACGGCATCTTGCTTGTTGAACCAGCACGAGGCATACACGTCCCACCAGACGTTGACTTCGGGCCTGTAGGTGAGCGCCGGGTCGAAGTAAGCACCGTTGGTGATCGCGTACCAGTTCGCAGCGAGCGTCGAAATGTCGCGCTGCACGTCAAGCAGTGTGCCTGCCGGAACCCGCTTGACCTCCGGATTCGGATAGCGCCCCTGCAAATCGCCACCAGCAATGCCAGCAGGAGTCAATAAGGTTGCTACATCACCGACCGGCCCTTGTGGACCCGGCTGACGACTGACCAGCACCCACTGCGTGCCATCCCAAACCTTCAAGCCGCCCATGCTCGTCCCTCGATGCTGAGCAGCGTATTGAGTTGATGGTGCTGCCAGGTTCCAGCAGTGGCTAGCTGGTCGAACTGCGCCCAGCAGGTGTAAGCAGTAGCGGCTCTGAGTCGCCATGTGGCTTTGCGAGCAGAGAACGTGTATGTCATCACGTCCGAGCGCCCCGTCTCGACATTCTGACTCGCGTCCCTCCCGAGCAGATCCGGCGTGTTGAGGAAAAGCGTGACAAAGTAGGGGTTGTAGGCGGCAGTCAGCGCCTGAATGATCCCGACCTGACTCTCAACTTCCCACCAGCAGTCCACAGGCGGCGTATATGACAACTGTAGCGGCGTAACCCCGGCATTGATGAAGAACTTCTGGCCATTGGCAATGGCGCGGTAGCCATTGACTGCGCCGTAGAGGCGCTGCACGTTGATCAAGCCACCGACTTTGTTCTTGTCCACACCAGGGTTCGGATACGTGCCAGTCAGCGCGCCTCCTGCTGCACCACTGGGAGCCTGAGCAGCAGCCATCGGCCCCTGCGGACCAGGCGGGCCGACAATACCGCTGATCTCTTTCCAGGCTGCACCATCCCAGTAAGTAGCAACAGTCATTGCTCTGCCCTGAAGTTGAGTCCAGCCAAGCTGATCCAAGCCGCGTTACCGGTCAGCACCGCCACGCGGCCATCCGGGTACACGTCAACGCGGCCTATGGCGGCATTGCTGATGATCGCGAACAGCGTCTGAGCAAGCGGCCGGTAGCCAACCGGCAACGTCCACAACACGTCACCAGACACGACAGCACTCGACTTCTTGAGCATTCCCTGAAGAAACACCTGGCTCTGATTGTTCTTGTAGAAGCCGATGGCCTGCCAGCCTGCTGCGTACAAGCTGTAGCCAGCCCCCAAACCAGGCTCACCAGCAGTGCCGACAAGATGCGTGGCCTCGACTGCCAACGGATCAGGATCTGGCTCATCGGTGTCCACCCACACCGTGTAATCGCCACGCGGTGAAGGAGCGGCTGTACCGATATATGTCTCTAGTGTTGCTGGCCCAGGAATGCCCTGAATGCCCTGCGGCCCCTGTGCTCCTGTCAGGCCAGTCGGACCCTGCACGTTGCCGATGAACTTCCACGTGCCGGTAGCGGCGTCCCAGTACTTGAGCGCGGTCATGCCTTCTTCACCCTCACCGGCCAGATCTCAAGTCGCCGCATCCGCATGGTCAGGTTCTGCGTTGCGGCATTCTGCCAATAGGCTTGCCGAATGATCGAAGGGACAGCAGGAACCAGCGGAAGCGCACGGGAAAGTGGCAGTATGCATGACGATCCCGCAACAACCACTTGGAAAACTCCGTTCTGATTGCTGACAGGCGCTGTGCCGCCGATGTTCAAACCGTGCCCCATCGTCGTCGCATTCGTTACTTGAACGCCGACGACGCTCTGAGCGCGGTAGTAGCCAGGGAGCGGGAGCGTAATCTGCGGATCGTTGGCGTTGAAGGTTCCCCAAGTGCTCGGCCCGCCGAACGACGCCGCCTCATCAACCAACCGCTCGCGCGCTATCGGCCCACCGCCGATGAAGACCCAGCCATATCCGTCACCACTGGCGATAAGTGCGTCGTAGCGCAGATGCCACACCACATCCGTGCCATCAGCGAGGTAGTAGACCTCAGTGCCGTCAACGACAGGAGAGGCCGGGAGCGTATCGACCAGACGCGGTGGCCAATCCGGACCCGCCTCGTCAGTGTCGATCCAGACGGTGTAGTCACCGCGCGGAACCGGCTGCGCTGTACCGATATATGTCTCCAGTGTTGCCGGTCCCGGAGCGCCAGTAGCTCCCGTCGCTCCTGCCGGACCCTGTGCGCCAGGGTTGCCCTGGATGCCTTGCGGACCAGCAGGGCCGATGGCTCCCTGAGCACCGTCAGCACCCTTTGCACCAGCACCGATACGAGAGATCTCGAAGTGCAAACACTGTCGCGTATACGAGCCTGCGCCATAGCTCAGGATCGAGATGACTTGTCCTGCTGGAAGGTAGCCGACGAACGAGAGAGGCGCGTAGTACGTCGAGCCAAGCGAAGCCGACTGCTGCGTCAGGAAAGTGCTTGCGTCGGTCGGAGTGGCATCGGCCGCACCCTTCTGTAGCAGCGCACCCTTCAGATCGACAGTCGCCGTACCAGCAATCTGGATGACCGCGTTGATTTCGAAGACGCCCGCATCACGAATAGTGAGAGAGCCGTTGGCATTGCGTGTGAATGCCGCAGGGTCACCAGTCTTGGTAAATGATGCATCGGCGTTGATCGGCAGAAGCTTCCAGCCCACGACCGCCGCAATGCCCGCCCCGTAGGCAAAGCTCTGCCACGTGTCACCAGGCGTCGGAGCGCCACTACCACCGCCGCCAAGCAGGCCACCGGCTGCTGCGCGCTCAAGGCGGTCCAGACGCTCAGGAACGCGATCCCCCTCCGTCAGCATCGCCATCTTGTCAGGACGGACGACGAGCGTATGCTCAGGTGTGGTGATGTCGGTCATGGTGCCACCTGTAGTGGCCCGAGCGCAGCCACTCCGTTGTCATCAATGTCTACGCTCATGCCGAAGATCCGCACTGCCTGCCCACGGATGCCAACGCGCGGAGGGTGAACTGCCGTGAGCCGGACCTGATCACCGACACGGAAATCGAGGAACGCCTCCGGCACGTTGCTTGGCCGGTCGTAGGGCAGCGGGAACGGCTGCACGGTGTACGTGATCAGGCCGTTGTTGCGGATCAGGATCTCGCCACCGGAGTACGCCAGAAGCACGTTGTTATCCTTGACATCAGCGAGCACGACGCTCTCTTCAAGCAGCCCGATAGTGCTCTGCTGAGTCGTGTCATGCGCGTACTGCGGTGTCGTCCCCGGTGCTCCTGAAGTGACAAGGTAGTTGACCTGGGAATCCGACTCCAAGTTGCGCCCGAACGCCCGAACATTACGCGGACCCCACTGGAATCCGAGCACCACATCGTCCCTGACGCGCCGGTACTTACGGTGCCACGTCACTTCTCTCGTCAGAGGATTGACAACAATATCGCCACCGTTCTCGATCCCCTGCAACTCCTCGATGGTCGCGCCGACGTAGGTGTACTTCTGCACCGTCTTGTTGCGGTTCTGTGCCACGTAGGCCGTCGCCCCACCGACGCCCTCGTTTGGTTGCGTACCTCCCCATGTCAGCCATGTTGGCGTATTAGGGTTGGAGCCAGCCGGGGTAACAATCGGGTAGCCGTCGCCAGGAGATGGGTCCGTGTTCATCTCGACCAGCAGATCCTGCACGATTGCGCCATCGTCCTGCGCGTTGTAGATCTTGTCACGCCGGACGAAGCGCTTGGCCAGCCGGTGTTGCCACCCAACGCACGACACCGCCATGTGGTTTGCGTCAACAGTCTCGCCAATCGGCATGACGAAGCCCGACCACATGCAGTCCCATACGTCATGGCCAGCGAGCGCCGACGCCTTACGATTCCAGCGCATCGCCTTGATGCCGCTCTTGTACGCCTGGATCAGTTCGGCATAGCGGGCATTCATCGGGTAGGTGAAGTTCGCTGCCCCCGGCTTCCCGAGCACGACCTCGACCTTCTTGCCACGCGCCTGGGAAAGCTCCCCGATGTGTGACAAGTCGTTACTATTTACCAGGATGAACTTCCACAGCATCTACATCACGGTATGGTGAAAGTCGATGTTGACCTGAGATGTCGCCGTCATCCCGGTTGCCGACGCGCTGATCTGGTTCTCGCCAGGCTCAAGCTCCATCCAGTCCGAGTTCACGTCGAGATACTGGAAACGGTTTGCGTCATCACTCTTGCGGTACATCCGCCGATCTTCGATGTCAATCACCCATGTCTCGCCGTTGGGGATCGTCGTCGGAATCGACATCCATTCGTCGTTCGTCTCGTTCGTCAGAGCCAAGTTTGTCAACGGCCCAACCAGTTCGAAGACCGGCTGCGCTCGGAAGTTACCGTCATTAGTGACGATATGCGAGATATCACCGAAGGAAGCCTGGACAACCGAGTAGTCGTCAATTGACGCAGACGGGATCATGGAAGCGCGCACCATGCCCACGCGGCCCTTGACACCAGCGCCAAGCTTGGTAGCCGCAGCGCCGGTCAACGTACCAGAGCGCGTGCGCGCCGCTGCGCCACCCAGCACCGGATCTGTCGTCCACCACTCCACCGTGAACGTGTTGCCATTCATGACGAGGCGCAGCCACCGGTCTGCGTCTTCCGGCCAGTCCGTCTTCACGAAGTCGAGATAGTTGCTAAAGCCACCACTCGCCACCACTGAATTGGAGGTAGCGATGTAGATCGTCATGTTCGTAGCGCTGCTGATGTTCAAGCCCGCGTAGATGAAGCTATTGCTGTCAACGTACTTGCCGATGATCCCGAGGCTAATCCCCAAAGTTCCAATTGGATCATCGAATCGGACCTTCATCGTGATCGTGCCGTCACCCATGAGATAAGGCAGATCGTTTCTGAGAAGGAACGAGCTATTGTCCCACAGACTGTAAAGCCTGTTGTTCCTGACGTAGACCGAGGACTTGGAGTAGTTGACCACAGAAGGGTTGAGAATGCCACCGGTCGAGGCCACGTAATCCCACTCAGGCAAGTCATCGACCGACTGGTACGTGAAGTCATCGAAGCGCCAAGTGTCCTGATAGAGCGGCAGCGTGGGAGGCCCAGTCGTGTTCGTCCCGTAGTTCTCATCGAACACGACCAACTGCATCGGCCACGGCTTCTCAAACGTTGTTGACTGCTCCGGAGTGAGTTGCCAGTACTCCCACTCCTTGTTGTTGTCAGTCGCGCCGGAGTACGGATCGACCTTCCACCGCTCGAAGACGACCTCGCCGTTCTTCATGATCGCGCGGAACCACGTGTCGGTAGTCATGGTGTTAGCGCCGAACGTCATGTTCATCAAACCGCCTACGGAGTAGCGCTCACGCTCACCGTTCCTCCAGATGACAAGAATGGCGTCCCACGCATTCGAGGACGGCTTGTCCTTGAACGTGACGTAGACCTGATTTCCGTCATCAATGTAGGCAAGGACGATTCTGAAGCCCTCCGGCCTGATATCAGGATTGCCCCACGGATGCGAAGCATCAACCGCCACCGTATTCACCTTGAAGGTCATCATCGGCTTCGTCAGCGAGCGGTTAGTCGTCAAGATTGTGTACGGGTACATGATCGACTTGCTCGTGAACTGCGCGCCCTCCCACTTCGCCAATGGGTGGTCGCCGTCGAAGTACCCGCCGATAGGCAGCGTAGCCCCGTTGCTCAGCATCAGCTTGTCAATATGATGAACATTGCCAGGGCCGGTGCCGGAGAAGATGATCATAACGCGAGCAGAGATTGCCCCTGGCGGCGCGTAGAAGTTCTCCAGCTTGACCTCTTGCCACTGGCTACTCGTCAACGCTATTGGCGTTGTGATCGTCGGAAGGAAGCCCGACGATGCATCGCGCCACTGAACCTGCATCATCGCGTTACACGGCAAGCCAGGCGAGCGCGCCATGAACGACATCGAGAAGAACATGCCGCCCGCAGGGATCGGGCTATACGGAGCGCCGATTGGCAGATCGTACTGAACGTAGCAGTTGTCACTGTTTACAGAGACAATGCCATAACCATTCCCGTCCACTGCGCCACCAGAAGTCGAACGAGAGAGCGTGCAACCCGACAAGGAGATCCCTGACACCGTTGACGGAGACTCGAAGTCGGGGTCTACGAAGTAGTTGTAGCGGTTTGGCTTGCCGTTGCTGATCAGCTTGCCGGTGTCAACCTTGTAGCCATCACCCTTGGCGTTGTAAAGATTGAGGACATCGCTGCTGTCGAACGTCTCCTTCGTGATCGGCGGCGCGAGCATGGAGAAGTCGTAGAGGTTCGAGAAGCTGGACGGGGAATGCACCTTGACGACGCTCAGGAAGCGTGGGTTGCTCGCTCGCAGCGTGATCAGAAACGCGCGCTCGAAGTGGTTGGCCGTCCGCTGCTCCTCGGCCATCTGGATCGCCTGCGACTTCTTGCAGTTGATCAGCATGTCAAGATTCGGGTCAGGTGTCCGGAAGACCAGTGGAAGCTCGTGGTCAAGCTGCGCGAACGCCTGCCTGAGTCCCTTCTGCATGTCACGCAGCTTGAACAGCGTGTGCGCGTAGACCTTGCCGCTCAGCGTGATCGTGCGACCACCGTAGAAACCAGCGAACGGCGTCTCTCCGTGGTAGCCAGGGTTGACCTCACGACTGTCGCGCACGTCGGCATCATCGATCCCGCCAATAGTCGTGACGAGGAACGTATCGATCCACTCACGGACATTGAGATAGATGCCGTTGTACTCCAGCACCGACTCGACGCCGCCAGGGCCAGACTTGCGGCTACCGGGGAGAGCCTTCGCCGGATCGCCAACCGCAAGCCCAGCCGTCGCGCCGAGCAGTGTTGTCGTGCTGAAGCCAGATGCGCTAGCTACTGCCATCTTCTCCTACCCACGTGGATTCGACATCGGTGATCGGTTCCCCCGTCTTCAGCGCCTCCACCGCCTGCCTGGCGTCAACATTGTTCTCATTGATGATCGCCGCGTGATCGTTGGCTAGCGCCCGTCGCTCCTCCTCACTGGCCTCCATCTCCCGCTGCGCTTCTGCCGCTCCAGCAGCAATAGCGGCTTCTTGCGCTTCCTGCTCAGCCCTGCTCTCAGCCATCAGCGCCTCAATCTGCTCGCGCTCGGACTTCTGGACCTCCTTCTTGGAAGCAGGAACAGTCGGAGTCTCGTTCACCGGCAGTTCTTCTGGTGTCATGAACGCCTCACCTTCATGAGCTTGAGCAGGCCGACGAACTTTGGCCGTACATCGACTATCGCACCACCGCTGCCCGGATCTGTCGTCCACGTCAGCGAGTTGGTAGCAGTGTTGAGGGAACGGTCAGCAACGCCGCTGTTCACGGTCAGCGACCGATCCGCGCCGCCAGAGGTACCGCCAACAGCATTGTTGCCACCGTACTCCGAGCTTCCGAAGACCGAGTGGTAGTGCTCGGTATTGGGGACGAAGAAGTTGCCCGTCGCACGAGTGGCAGAGTCAGTGATGGCAGAACCGCTGTTGATAGCCACCGTATGCCTGTGGTTCGCCGCGTAGAACGAACCCGGCGTGTGCAGGTGATTCGGCACCGGCACGCTATGCAGATGGTCAACACCAGGGACACCATGGCCGTGCCGGAGATCCTTGGCGGCGTTGCTTCCGCCAGAACCACCGATGCCAGGGCCATCAGTCACCGCGTTGCCCTGGTTGGCTCCCGTCAGACGCGCCTTGTCCTTGTCAGCACCGAGGATCATGGCGTTGCGCAGATCCGGCAGGTTGATCGCTGATGTTGACAATCCGGGAAAGTCGTGCTGGCCAGCCGGAACCTGATGACCGTCACAGACCTCCCACCCGCTGGGAAGCGGCACCGAGTCGGCCGGACGCCACCAGTCGATGACCTCACCGATCTGTGCCATCTGGCGCTTGACATCATCGGCCATCTTCGCCAAGCCAATACTGGCGTCATCTGCCAGCATCGCGCCAGGGAGCGAGCCAGAAGCGGATGTCACGGCGTTCCAGCCGACCGTGCGCGGAGCAATCCGAGCAGGCGCAATCGTGTCAACGATGGCTACGTCCACTTCGGAAGGGCCGTTGCACCAGAACTCGACCATGCCTGCGGGACCGGTCAGGAACGGGTTCGGCCCTCCAGTCGCACCGGACTCAGCAGTCGGTCCTTGCGCTGTCCCATCGTGCTTCTGGAAGATCGACAACGGGTTGGTCGTGTCGCGTGCGTAGACACTGACCTGAACTCCGGCAAGGGCCTTCAACAGTCCTTGCGCATCCGGAGTTGCAACCGTCATCTGAAAAGCATCTCTGGCTATCGTTCTCACCTACCTTCTGCGCTCATCGTACTCCTCATTGGCTTGTCTTGCTGGCGAATACCACGGCTCCACCGATGGCTTCCAGATCGACCGGGCCACCGGCTTCGTTGAGGGTAATATTGACATCTCGGCTGCCAGTGGTGTTGTTGGTCGTAGAACCGGCCGGAATGATCACGGCACCAGTATTGACCTCACCCATCATGTTCTGCGGGTTGTACTGCGGCAGCACCTGGCCCATGCCGGTGAAGATTGCCTCGCGGAAGCGCGACCACGCCGACGAGGTGAACGTCTGCGGCTCTGCTGTAGCGCCCGTAAGCTCATTCGTGGCGATGGTGTTCTGCTTCTGCGCAATCGTGTTCTCCAAGACCGCTATCGAGAGATCCTGCCACTGCTGCGTGCCAGGAGTCGTCTCTGCCAATAGCGCGGAAAGCTCGTTGCCCTGCTTCAGCAAGATCTCACCGCGCTCCTGCGCTTTCAGCAACAGTGCTGCTTGATCCGTGTTTCCGGCGATCTGCCCGTCAAGCTCGATCAGTTGCTTGTTCAGGTCGTTGATGTTCAGCGCAAAGCCAGCACGGCTGTTGACATCTTCGACGCGCGCATCGAACAGCGCCCTGGAGTTCTCCTTGATCGCGACCGAAAGCTCAGCGATCTGATCCTCTAGCTCAGCGACAAGCTCCTCAGCGCCCTTCGTGGCACGAGCGCGCCCAAGCACCCCCTGAAGCTGTGTCTGCTGTGCCGCAAGCGCCGCCCCGCGTCCCGCAAAGATGCTTGCACGGCTGACACCACCAGAGACACCCCTAAGGCCAACAACGCCCAAAGCATCAAGCATGCGACCAGCCAGGTCCAGAGCGCCGAGGCGACGTTGTGCAGTAGCGTTGATCTTGTCAGCAGCATCTCTTAGCCCTTGAACTAGATCTTCCAGTGCCTGCTTGATGGCTTCCTGCTGTGCTTCTACCGCGTCAGCAACGTTCTGCTGCGCATCGAAAATAGCCTGAGTGTTGTCAACAACTCGCTGCCGCGACTCTTCGAGCGCTGCTTGCAGAGTGTTCTCTTGCGCTTGTAGGCGCTCACGCTGCTTGTCGGTGAGGCCCTTTCTGCGCTGCTGCCGACGAACCTGCGCGAGAGCACGCGCCTGTGCATTGCGCTCATCCACCAGTTCGCCACGCTGTCGCTGCTGCTCAGCAAGCTCGGCCTGTGCGACTTGAACGTCATCTTGCACCCGAGTGACAACACGCGCGCCACGACGACCGGAGACGGTGAACTGCTGCCGCTGCAACCGCCGAGCGAACACCGCAGTACGCCGCTCAATCGCCTCTCGCAACTTGGCAAAGAGGCCATTATCGCCAGTCATTCCTTCAACCGCTTCGAGGAAGCCACGCACGCCGGTTCTGCGGTCGGCCTTCTCGCTCACACGGTTGAGGCGCGTTGACAGACGGCCAAGAGTGTCCATCGTCTTGTCAAGGCCAGTGAAGAAGCGCTCGGCCGGTCGAGTCGCTTCGGCCATCTTGTCCAACTGCGTTCCAAGTCTGCGCAGCGCAACAACGAGCCGACGCAAACGACGGTCATCGATACCACGAACATCTGCCCTTGTCAGCGGCGTGATGTCGGCTGTCGGATCACCGCCGCCCTGGTAGCTGCCCTTGCCACCATAGAAGCCGAGCATCGACTTCAGTCCGCTGCGGCTCAGCCCCGTCAGCGCCGCCAGCCTTGCCTGCTGGAGCGGATTGACGATCCACTCACGAGCGTGAGCAGTGATGTCAACAGCCTGACCGAGCGGGCCAGGGATCTCGCCACCCTCTGCGTACTGCTTGCGCGGGCCGGTGTGATGGAACCGATCATACGCCTGGCGTGCGTATGTCGGAGCAGAAAGAATGTTGTCAGAGCGCTCGTACCGACTGTCGATCAGATACGCAGCTTCCTCCGGAGTGCGAGCGTTCTTGATCGCCGCGAACGCTGCCGACTCCGAACCCATCAACTCTTCCCACACGAAGTTCAACTGCGTCTGGAGGCTCTGCCAGTTCGGGTGCGACTGTAGTGCTGTCAGTCGGCCACCGAGCCACTGAGCCAGACCTTGAGCGCCGCTACCCGCTGCGTTGAGGATCGTGGTGTTGAAGCCAGACTCCTTCTGGAACGTACCAACGAAGCCAGCAGCAATGGCGTCACTGAGTCCGCGCCCGGTGAAGAAGTCGAACACCTTCTGTGCCGGTCCACCGGGTCCAAGCCTGAAAGTAGTAGCGCCACTGACAGGATCGAACGTCTCCGTCAGCATCGCATTGGCAGCCTTGAGCACCATGTCGATGGCAGCCTGCGCCATCTCAGCCAGCTTGCCCTCGCCCTTGATGAGCGGCCGACCGATCTCCGTGATCGATGCCAGGAATGCTCCGGCGACACTGGGATTGCCACCCAGTTCGATGTGAATATGGTTGCCACGTCCGTGCCCTGCCCACGGCTGTGAGCCAGGAACACCAGCGCCGTAGCCAACAGTCATGCCTTGAGCGACGGCCCAGCGGCCCATTGCCTCGATCAGTTCCCAGCTACCGCCTGCGCCGAAGTTAGGCACCGCATCCAAGGCAGTACCAGTGACATTGTGGCCAGGCGACTTGTGGCCAGCACTGTGGTCACGGTCGTACACGTCGGTCGGGATGAAGTGGTACTGCTTCATCAGCTTGACGAGCAGCGGGATGATGCGGGTGGCTGCTTCCTCGCCAGGGAAGCCGGGGATCGGTGAGAAGCCACCGGCTGCGAAGCCAGTCTGCTCAGGCCCGCCAGCGTGATAGCCATGCGTGCGCTTGAACATGTCGGACAGACCATGCCCGTAGTAAGCATTCATGGCGGGTTCGACGTACTTCTGGTGCTGCCAGTTCAGCACTGCCTCGCCAGCGCCGAGCGGGTAGAGGCCGCGATCACGACCGCGCTGACCCTGCATCCCGATCCAGCCGCCGCCAGCCTTGCCATCCGGCTTCTTTGGTTCTGCGTAGCCGAAGTCAATATGCTTTTCGCCTAGACCCTTGAGGCCCTGATTCGTCTCGTGACCGATGTAGACCAGGCCCTTGTGGGTGACCTGCATCAGCGACATCCACATCCGCGACCAAGAATCGACAATCCTGTTGCCACGGAACTCAAATGACTTGTCAAGCGCGATCAGTGCATCGCGGATCTCGCGGTACATCCGATTCGCGTTGCGCACCGCAATCGCACGCATGTCGCGGAACTGCTCAGCAACACGATTGCTGCCCTGCATGGCAAGCAGGACCACGTTGTTCCAGAACACGCGCCAGATTGCGAGGAAGGCATCCATGTTGCCACCCTCGAAGCTGACTGTCAGAGCGCCAGCACCAGCCGCAGGTTGAGCGCCGCCTTGGTATGAGTCACCAGGCCGCAGGAACTGCGCACCAGTAGCACGCAGTGTTGACATGATCCTGTCGCGGCCGATCAATCCTTGCTGAAGCGGGTTGAGGATGACCTCCTCACCAGCGACCCTGACCGTGTACCTGTCGCCCTGGCTGTAGCGGCCACCGATCACACCACCGGACGCCAGATGCGGGATCGGGTCATCGGGCAGCGGGATGTCCGGCCCGAAGGTAGGAATCTTGTCAGGGATGATCCAGTTGAGCAGATCGATGAAGGCGTTGGCAAGATCCTTGGCGATATTGCCAGCACCCTTGAGTCCTTCCATCAGGGCATCAAGGATGCGGCTGCCAACATCGCTGAAGGCGTCAACGAACGCATCAGCCGCATCAGAAGCGAGATTACCGAGCCGACCCGGCAGCTTCTTGAGCCATTCCCACAGCGCCTCGACGCCATCCCTGAGCGCCGGGAGGATCTTCTTGGCGATACCACTGATCAGTTCCGGCAGCGCACGGATCGGAGCCGTGATGACTCGCCAGATCCCACGGAAGACCTTCTTGATGCCCTCCCACGCCTTGTCCCAGTCACCAGTAAAGACACCTGTGATGAACTGGATCAGGCCGGAAAGCACATCGATAGCGCCACCGATGATGCGGCCGAGCCAGCGCCCGAACACACGCAGGAAGACGCCACCGATATCGATGAGCAACTTGAAGATCGGAGTCAAGACAGTCTTCAGGAGGCCAAAAACGCCCTTGCCTTCAGCGACGGCATCCCACAGATCCTTGATCTGCTTGAAGAAGTCTTCGAGCGACGGCTGAACCTCATCCCAAAATGCTACGAAAGCACTCTTGACTTCTCGCCAGGCATCATCGAGAAGGCCGAGATAGCCGAGCAGCGCCAAGACAAGGCCAACGATGCCAACTCCCTTGACAACACCACCACCACCCCTCAAGAACTTGGCAACATCCTTGAGGCGTTCGAACATAGTCACCAGCCCGCCTTCACCGATCCACTCAATCATCCCCACAATCGGCTCTAGGAGGAACCCTATCGTGCGGGCGAACTCGATGAACGCACCGAAAGTACTAGCGACAATCTTCGAGACAAGGAGGACCGCAACCCCAAACCTGATGATCTGCCCGCCGATTGGGGTATCGGCCCACTCGATGATTTTCTGCGTAATGTCGCCCAGGAAGTCAATGACATCCCCGAGCGCCGGGATGACAACATCCTTGAGCAGCGTGGCAAAGTCATGCACGCGCTCCGGTGTCCACGCCTCAGACAACTCCTCAGCCAACGCTGCGACAACACCGACGACTTCGTAGAGGATCTCACGCGAGTTCTCGAAGAACTTGCCGACGCCCTTGCCGTTGTCCTGAATCTTCTTCGTTAGATCGTCAACAGCCTTGGTAGCATCCTTGATCGTGGTCAGGCCAGAACGAGCGCCACCGGCACCGGCCAGAGCCAGGAAGAACCTGATGATCGCGACACCGAGCTTGACCCACGCCTCAAGGTGCTTCTCGCCCGTCTCGAAGAAATCGACCATCGTCCGCTTGCGGCCCGTCAGGTCTTCGAACTGACCGACGAGATCGCGCACAAAGCGCAGGAAGCGCCGGAACGAAGGTCCAGCCGCCTCAGCAATATTGGCAAGAGACTTGCCAACATCAACCGCAATATCGCCCAGCGGTTTGAGGTTCTTGCGCCCTGCCTCACCGATCCGAACCAACTGGTCGATCATCGGCTTCGTCGTCAGCCGGTCGAAGACACTGTTCATCGTGTCAGCGAGCGTCTTCGACGTGCGCCGTGCGAGGCCCACGACCTCCGGCATCTGGATGATCTTCGTGATCTTCTCGACGCTACGGGCGAAGCTGTTTACAAGGTTGTCAGTAATCTCGCGGTAAACGCCAGATCGGAACAGGTTCTGGAAGTTCGTGACTGCTTCGTACAGCCGCCGCTCAGCAGGTGACAACTGTGACAACAGGTAATTGAGCTTGGCCACCGCTGTCTCAGTACCCTCGGCTGCCTCCTGCGCATTACGCTTGGCTGTCTCAAGCTGCTGTTGAGCCTGAACGACACCAGGCATCGCCTCAACGCCACCGCGCTGTGCCTGTCGTGACTTCCGCCGCGCATCCCGCTTTTCCTCAATCGCATCCTCAGCGTCCGCATTCGCCTGAAGCACGTCAAGCTGAGCGCGAGCAACATCGCCACCAGTAGCGATAGCTTCTCTGAGCCGTTCCTGCGCCTCCTCTTGCGATAGCGCCGCGCCAGCCGCAGCAAGCTGGGCATCGCGCTCGGCATCGATCAGTTCCTTGATCTCTTCTCGCGCATCCTTGCGCGCTTGCGTGAGCCGTTCCTGCGCTTCACGCAATGTGTCAGCAGCATCGGCCACCCGACGATGCGCCGTCGCCTGCTGCACAGCGCCCTGCTCCTGCGCTGCCTGCGCTTGCTTGACAGCATCCATGACACTCTTGACACGAACTAGTGCCGCGCTAAGCAGGCCAATAGCCGGAAGCGCTTGGGCAATACCAGCGACAAACATGCCACCGATTGCCGTTCCTGCCGCTCCTGCGGAGAGGCCCACCGACACAAACGCGCCAGCCAGGCCACCGAGGACGTTGATCAGTTGCTGCGCGAACCCGACAACCAGCAGGAGGCCAAGGCCACGGAGCTTATTATCAAGTGTGGCGACGCTATCGCTGTTGCCGCCAATCACTCCTCTCAGCTTACTGAATACGCTACTAGTCTTGTCACCTTCCTTGCCGACATTGCGAAGCGCGTGCTCAAGCCTGATCGCGTCGTCCAGCAACCGGCGCTGCTGCTTGTGGGTGTCGTCATACGCGCGAGCGACCCTGCGCAGTTCCTTGACGGTTTCCTCTGCTCTACCGATATCGATGTAGGTCGCCTTGCCGGAAGTGAGGCGATCCAGATGCGCCCGCTGCGCAACCGAAGCCTTGTACGCATCGGACTCGCGCTTACGGATGGCCGTCCGCCTGGTAGCGGCCTCCTCCTCGATCTTGACGCTCTCCCTGGCAGCCCGCTCCTCGGCAGCAATCTGATCCTGAAGACCCCTGGCGATCAGATTGTTATAAGTCTTGACAAGTTGATCGCGCTCCCTCGCTCGCCGTGCGAAGTGATCCTTCTCCATCTTCTCCGCGAACTTGAGCGCCGCGTTCTCGGCGTCGATCTGCTTCTTCAGTTCCTCTGCCTGGTTCCGCGTTACCTCCTCATGCGCCTTCTGGATCGCATCGGAGGCTTCCCTGGCATCGCGCGCCCAGTTGAAGTAGAAGCGCTTGATGTCAGGATCGTTGACCTTCTTGCGGATGCCCTCTAGCTCGGCCCCGATCTCCTTGAGGCGGAAGACCATGTGCTCGCGGTCACGGTCAGTCTGCGCCTCTTGCTTCGAAAGCTCCTTGTACTCGTTGCGGAGCTTGTCAGCAGACTTGAGAAGTGCATCCTGCGCCTTGGCTGCCTTCTCCTGCGCGTCGGCCTGCTTCCTCGTCGCCTTGGCAGTCTCCTCCACTTCCTTGGCGAGCGCGTCAACCGACTTCTTCGTCTTTGCTGAGTCATCGGCCGTGCCCTGCAAGATCGCTCGCCATTCACGGAACTTGTCCGTAATGTTGTCAGCGTTCTTGCTAAGCTTCTCCATCGACTCGTTGAACGCATTGATCTTGTTCTGGTTCGTCTCAGCCGCGTTGGCGAACAGTCGAAGCTCCTCGCGCGCCCGCTTGAGCGCGGTAGCCAACTCGTCCCTCGCCTTGAGGACGATCCTGAGGATGTATTCGATCTCGTTCATGTCAACAGTGTGAAACGGTTAGCTGGGTCCGGACACCCTTTTCCTCAGCCGCACCGCTAGGCCGTGGCCGGATCGATCTGCTCGAACGTGACGTGCAAGTGCGCGCCCAGCGGCAGTGCATCGACCGCAGCCATGTTCGTGATCAGCAGGCGGCAGACACCCTGCGGGGTGGCCTCAGCCCACTGCTTGTTAGCACCGTTGGCGTAATCCGGTGTCATCTCGACCTCGGTCGCCCACGGCTGCTTGCCCTCCGCGATCTGCTCGTCTGTCAGACCCTGCGGAGTGACTCGCGTGACCCTGAACCTGGCGGTAACCATTTCACCTCCTTCCTCACTGTTGTCATCTGTTCCTCGGGATCTCGTCGTCATCAGGCATCTGGTCGTAGTCGCGCTTGCGGTGACCGTTGCTCGACACCTGATCGACGCCAGAGTCGTCAGCCTTGGCTTCGTCCTCGATGACATCACCCAGCGTCCTGCCGGTGGCTTCCTCGAACAGCTTCTTCGTGCGCAGCATCTCGCGCTTGTGAGCCGCGAAGAAGGGATTGCTCCAGTCAATCTCCTGCTCGCGTGCTCCATCGGGGTAGTAGATCGCGGTGATCGCACGGTTGAAATGAGTGTTGATGTCTCTGAGGTAGTCGTTGCGCTTCTGTGCGTTGTCCTTGCCGTCCCAGTTCGGGTTCGAGTAACACGCAGCAATCATGTCACTGCGCTGTCGCTCAATGGCTTCAACGGCCTCGCGCTGGATGATCGCCTTGTAGATGCCCTCCACGCGCTTGACCGGCCATCTCAATATGTCTTCTAGCTTGTCACCTCCTCCGTTCGACCAGATCTTCTCTACGACCTCTACTGCTGTGACACGGATTCGCGGCCCGTCTTCTGATCCTGCTCCCGCTGCGCGGCGCGCTTGCCGATCCTCGGAAGCTTCTCCACGAAAAAACGCCGGATGTCCTCGTAGTTCTGATCGATGAAGATCTCGATCATCAGGATGCCGTCGTCTTCTGACAGACCCCACTTGTCATCGTCGGGCCTGCGCGGCTGCTCGATCACCTCGCGGAACCAGCCACGCTCTCCTTGCGGAACGTCAAGAACGATGGCATAGAAGTCGGACAGGAAGTCCGGCGCGTAGCCGATCAACTCCATCGCCAGCGAGAAGAACTGCGTGGCGTCTTGGAAGTCGCGTGAGCCGAGCCTACGCCCGCGCTCGACCAGCGTGCCAGCGCCGGAGCCGAAGATGTCCTCCATCCCGCCGACGTTGCCGCCAGTTGCCTTGATCGCCAGCGAGAACGTGCGCCCGATCAGTGAGAACAGCCGATTGCGCGCCATGTATCCGAGCGGAAGCTGAGTGTAAACACTGTACTCAGTCTCCCGGCCACCTTCCTCGGGCGGCTTGCCGATGATCCAGCGCTTACCATCGAGCAGCGGCTCAAGGATCTCCAGAGCCTCTTCGGCTGCCTTGACTTCGCCCTCATCCACGCCAGCGCCGTTCTGCTGCGCTGATCCGGCCTTGCTGGGTGGACGCTGCTTTGTTGTCGCCATTCTTGCTCTCCTTTGATGAGCGGGTTACAGGAGCCTCTTCGCTGCGATCCTCGATGCTGCGAGCGCGTTGAGCGCACGCCATGTCAAGTAGAAGTAGTGTTGACCAGGCTGGCCACGGACGTACCACCGGAACTTCGTCTTCGTGACACCACCAGGGCCGACCTCACCGAACTTCTTTGTGATCGGCATGACACCGACCGGCCTGATGATGATCTCCCTACCGGCGTAGATGCCGGTGCCCTGATCGACGTAGATCGGGTGCCTGCTCGTTCCCTCCTTGACGCCGACGATGGCCTTCCATTCGCCACCACCGCCAGGGCCACCGGGCATGAACACCGGACCCTCGCGGGCAATGTGTTCCAAGATGTAGTTACTGCTACGAGGTGCGACCGCAATCAGGGTCGCCTCTGCCGCCTCCGCGAGATCATCGACCAGTTCACGCAGGTTCAACTCCTGCCGCGCTTCCTGCATGCGCAGTCCGGCTTGGATCTTGTCCTCGCCTTGGAGTTCGATGGTGATGAACTTACGAGCCATGTTGAATCCTGCGTCTGACGCCTAGCACTTCGACGGTACCCTCGACCCTGATCGGCACGTTGAACAGCGTGATTGTCAAGTTGATTGTCAAGAGTTGTCCGTCGTAGCTCGGCATAGCACGACTGGGCGGAAGCCCCTTCTCAGAAGCCTCCGCCCGTTGTCATGTATGTTGCTGCCTGCATGCGTTTCGCCTTTGCTGATTCGCGTCCAGTGGTTCGGCCTTCGCTCAAACCGTCAGGGGTGTTGCTACGGACCTGTCACTGCGTCAGGAACCTGCTCGAAGATCTCTCCGAACTGTTCCTCGATGGGAACCGACGTGTCGGCCTGCGCGTTCCAGCGCACCGGCAGGGAAACCTGCTCGCCGGTCTTCTGGAGCGTCATGCCCGATTCCGCCGCCGCACGGAGGCAGCGCCGGAACACCCACGCCCGGATCAGCGCCGCCGTCGCAGGACTCGCGCCCGAAGGCTCGGGCGGGAACTGGAACAGGACGGCGATCATCCGCTCGTTGTAGCTCGTGGGAGCGCCCATGCCCATGTGACGCTCCGCAAGCTGCGGTGCGCCAGGGGTGACGGCGTTGATCGGACCCAACTCCCAGGCTAGCTGGAATGTCTCCAGTGTTGCCTCGGCAAGCTGGGTGCCGACTGACATCTCCCAGTTCGTCGGACGGCGGCGAATCGACCCGCTGACCTGATCAACGTCGAAGTCCTCCTCGGCGTTGTTGCGGGTGATGTTGATGCCGGTCTTCGTGAAGCCGATCTCGACCCATGGCAGGACGAGATCATATGCCTCGGCATCCGCCGCATCGACGTTGATGATGTCAGCAATGCTCTCCGGCCACGCAGAGCCGCCAGGCGCGTACAAGATACGCCCCGCGCCCTGGACGAAGCCACGCTCGTAGGTGATCGGGTGACGACCCCGGAAGAACGTGCCCATCTACTTCACCTCCTCTCGTGTCATTACTAGCTACTCCAGCCTGTGGTGTAGCTCTTGATCGCGTATGTCGTACCGACGGCCTGGAACCAGAGGTTCGGGCCTACTCCGTCTTTCTGATATCTCCAAGGCAAGGAGTGCTGACCGCGTGTCGGATTCGAGGAGCCGCTGATGAGGCGACTCAGGCTGGGATCTTGGTAGGCCACCAGATGTACCGCCTCGGCCATGCGAATCGCGCGCCGGAGCACCTTGTCCGACGCAGGATCGATGCCCTGCCCCTCAGCGACCCCTTCCGGATCGGCCTTAGCAAGACTGTGGACAGTGAAACCGTTGCGGTACACGTTCACGTGGTCCTGCATCAGATCCTCAGCGTCAGGGACGTAATCGTCAAGGGTGATGGCGATGTACGGGTATGCCTCCGGACCAACCTCCTCCAACACAGTTGACGGGAAGTTCCCGGCCCACACGTGGCCGGGAGGAACCTCGTCGTACTCCAGTGGCTCATACGGCACACCTCGGAGTTCCGCCCTGGCCTGATCCAGCGGCACCCTCCGTTCGTAGACAACGCTGAGAGCGTCGTTCACGTTCAGAATGATGGCCGACTCGATCAAGTCGAGCAGTTCCTCGGTGCCGACGAGATCTTCAGACAGGTACGGACTCATCCTGTCGTCGTCTCCTCGGGCGGGCCATACAGCGGCGGGAACGTCAGCGGGTCAGATGTCACGTGTGCTGTCGAGAATCCCGATTCCAGCACGCGGCTGAAGTTGCCTTGCGGGCGTGGGATCTGAGGTAGCACTGCTCCAACTTCCACCGCCATCTGCGCTGTGTCGTTCAGCAGCATCTTGCGGAGTTCCTTCAAGTCCTCCGCGCGATCCTTGTATGCCTTCGTCTCCCGCTCGCCTGCTGTGAGCGAGAGCACCTGCTTCGACCAGTAGTCGATGCCGGGGATGATCAGGTCGAGCGCCAGGCGCTTGCCAAGATAACTGACAAGAACAGGATCAAGATCATCCTGCTCAATCTCGACAGTGCCGAACGCTCGGTACAGCAGGACATCGAGGCGACGTTGGAGGGCTTCCTCACCGAACGTCGGCGTCTCCAACAGCTTGTCCCACGTCTCGGGAAGCTCGTCCCTCGCCGCGAGAGCAATCGGATCTGTCAACGCCATGAGAATCCCTCCTTTCGTCAGTACTGCTTACTCGTTGGCCTTGTCCAGAGACGGAGCGGCCCCGCCCTCCTGGGGCTTGGGCTGCCGGTCGCGACGGCCACGGCGGCGCGGGCTGCCGCTGCCCTTGATGTCGCCCTTCTCCTCGTCGGCACGCGAGCCGTAGGGAACCTGCGGGTCACCCGTCCCAGTGATCCCCTCACCGGGCACGACCGGCCCTTCCTCCGGCACCTCGCGGGTGCTGATTCGGGCCGACGCCTTGTCCGGATCGGAGTCCTGAACGTCAGATGACACCAGTCCTGCCTGACGATCCACTGCGGACTCCCCGTAGCCGACGTTGTAGCTGGTGATCCGCTCGCGCGGTTCGTCCTGCTGCTCCTCGAACTCCTTGATCCGCTGGATCGCGGCCGAGGGCAACGCCTTCATGGCAGCGAGGATGTCATCCTCTTCCATGTCTTCGTAGCCCGCGAACGGAGCGCCGAGACGCTTGCCGGTGTCACCACCGGTGTCATCGGACTTCTCCAGCTTCTTGCTGAGCGCTTCGGCCAACGGGCCTTCGCCCGAATCCAGCGCTTCCTTCCAGTCCTCCGCGATCTTGTCGTCAGGGACGACCTCATCGCGGTAGTACGTCTGGCCGAGGCCGTTCTGGTAGATCACCGAGCCGTCCGGCTGGGGCAGCTTGTTGATCGTGACGTGAACGGTCACCTCGTCAACGAGAACCTTGTAACCCATGTTGTCACCTCCCTTCTAGCGCACGTCGCCGTAGAGGAACGCCTCCGGCCGCTTCAGCCGCACGATGCGACGGCTTCCCTGGCGCAGCAGGCGTGTGTAGACACCCTCGCCCTTGAGGATGATCTCGGACTGCGGACCCGGCAGGAATGATGTCGAGTCCGGGCCGGTCTTGATCTCGACCGGGCCGTTCAGCGTCTCCGCGATCCCACCGAACCCCGCGATGCTGTAGGCAGTGGTGACCATGACGTTGCCGATGGGCAGGTAGCGCGTGTGATCCTCCGGGCGCTTGCTGCCGCCGACGCTCTCGTCGCGGTACGCCTCGTTGACCGGGACGAACTCGACCCCTGCGGGCAGGAGCTTCAGAACGTCGGCCAGCGTGGGCATGAACGGCTGCCCCACATCCACGTTGAAGTAGTTGCGGAGCTTCTGGTTGGTCACGATCAACTCGGCGTCGTCGTCGCTGAGATGAACGAACTTGCCGGGGCTGCCAGCATCATTACTGACAGTCTTCAGCCAGGTCTTCAGGTCGTTGACGGGATCTGAGTTGGTCGTGTCCGTCCACGGAACTGCTGCGGACGGCTTGTGCCCGCTCGGGAGCGGGTAGTCGATCACCAGAGCGGTGTCCCGCTGCTGGTACTCGATGGTCACCTGTCCTGAGAACGCGCTCCAGCGCATCCACTCGGTCAGGCGCTCGTTGCGTCGTTCGAGGATCTGACCGATCTCGACCAGACGCCGTGCCTCACGTGCGGCAAGAACTTCGCCGCCCTGCGTCAGACGCTCCCAACGCAGTGGCGAGATGCGGTGCGCCTCGTCCAGATAGGCAAGCTCGATGACCTCCTCGCGCTCCTCACGACCAGTGATGTCCATGAGCGGGATGCTCGCCTCAGGGGCACGGAACTGGCCAATGCCGAACGCATGGAGATCTTCGACTCGCATGGAGACGTACTGCGAGTCCGTGTCCTGCATCGGCGCGATCTGCTCGCCTCGGAACGGCTCCGTTTCCATCTCCGTCTCGACCGGGCCAACAATGCTGTCGGTTAGCGCGGCCTGATCCATGATGTCGTCAATGACTGCCAACTGTCTTCACCTCCTTCCTACGAGAACTTGCAGGTGGGCAGCGCTGCCTTGATGGCAGCCTGATCGGTGGCCCAACCGACGATGCGGTCGGCCCGGAACCACTGGCCGTGGTTCCACATCGCGGCCGGGGAGTCCGACTTGGCCGTGCCATCCGGGAACCGAACGGTGTGGGCCAGGATGCCCCGGATCGGGTCAGTGTCTCCAGTGACCCACCGGACGTACTGCTTCGACGCCGCGTCCTTCTTGAGCGGCGTGCCCGCCACGAGCGTGCGCTCGCCGGTTGTGCCATCAGGCGCGACAGCGGTGGCGTCGAGCACGACCGAAGCCGCGACATCGACGTTGACCTGATTGACAAGGATCTCCAGATCCGGGGAGACTTGCTTGGACGTGCGGATGTTCCACGCCACTACTCCTCACCCCCTCCAGAGACGACGCTCCCGCCGTACCGCCTGCGGGTGCGCTTGACTTCGCGACCGGTGATCTTGGCGAGGTTCGCGCGGTGATCGTCGGTCGTCTCCTTGTCACCAGTGCCGCCATCTTCGGGACGGCCGTGGTCGTCAGTGATGGCCATGTCGGACAGTTCGATCTTGCCCTCGTTGTTGCGGGGCATCAACTCCACGAACTTCCGCAGAGCACCGGCGACCGACATCTCCTCACGACCTGTCGCCCCTGTTGCCTCCTCCCCGGAGAGGCCCAGTTCGGTGTCAGACAGCAGCACCGCACCGGGTTCCTCGGAGTCAGGCGACAGCAGCGCACGGCGGTAGAACTTCAGCAGACCCGGTGCCTCGGAGAAGCCAAGACTCTTGAGTGCCCCGACCTCATCCTCGACGGTCTGCTTGCGGCTCGTTGCCTTGAGGGTGTCCCTCTCTGACTTGAGCGGATCGAGTTCGCTGGAGTGCTCGCGCAACAGCACAGCCTTCGCGTCGTCGCTGAGTTCCAGCTTCTCGATCTCCTCAACAAAACCCACGGTTTACACCTCCTTCTTGTGGTCTAGCGAGACAACAGTTGTCGTCTCTGTTGACGGGCAGCCGCGACCCGACCCTCGGGAGTGCTCGTGTCAAACAGCGGCACGACCTTCTCCTGAGGCTTCGGTTGCGGCTTCGGCGGTTCGGGCGCGCTCAGGCGCTCCCACTCCGACGGTACGGACAGCATCACGCCGTCGTGGACCTCGATGTAGTCCGCCATGAAGACGGCCCCGTTCGTGGTATCCGTGACAGCGACTCTGCCATCAGTGCTGACGTTCTGCACGGCGAACTTCTCACCGACATCACCGAGCATGCCCTGAAGCTCGGTCGTCAGCTTGCCGAGCAGGACGCTGTACGTCTTGCCCTCGAAGTCGTCCGATGCGGCAACCATCGCCTCACGGACCTCGACCCAGCGCGTGGCCGGAGCGATGGTGACCTTGTTGTCACCGATGTCGAACGGGATGACCCAGCGCTTGCGATCACCCTTGAACCACTCCTCCACGAGCGCCGTGTCGTCACGGCTGATGTCCTGCACCTCGTAGTAGGGGCGCGGCATGTGGGGGACGCCCTCGACCTCCGGCTCATCCGGTGAAAGCTGAGCGCGGATCTCGTTGATCACCCACCGTGTTGACAGTTGCTCGTTCCAGATGATCTTGGCGTCCTCGCCGTCACCCTCGTCGTCAGCCAGTTCGATGACCTCGATCTCGAACTCACCGCTGTCAATGGTGTCGTCAGAAGCGTAGACCTTCTGGAACGGCTCCAGATCGTCCATGATCGGATGCTTCGTCAGGCAGACGTGGTTCAGCGCAGTCCCATACGTCTTGTCCTGCGCCTTGTTGTGGTAGTTGAAGAAGACTCCAGAAGAGACGTTCGGAATCGTGCCCCGACTCACCTTGCCTGCGACATCCGGCTCTGTGAAGCCGAGCGCCGCCTGCATGTAGTGCTTGTCGCCCTTCTTGACGACTCGGAGTCCTTCCACGAAGCCGGTGTTATTGAGCACGTCGTCCTCGTCACCCGGCTTGGGATGCCGGAGCGGGATCGTCACGCTCTCAAACGCCTTGCCCTCGTAGCCCGCCATCAGTTCCGACATCGAGATCGTGATCAGATCCTTCGTCACTGATGACGATCCGGTGGGAACGACTTGGAACGGGATCTTGCGCTTGCGCCCCGGCGTCACCGGGAACTTGCCCTCGCGCAAGATGTCCTTCCAGAGCACCTTCTTGTCACCACTGGTGCCCTCCACCACTTCGCCACGGCTGTCGAAGAAGAGTTCGAGCACCTGCGTCTCGTTCATGCTGCTTTCACACCTCCTTCCCTCAGTTGTCGTCTCGCGTCATCGAGCAGTGCTCGCGGAACAAGGTCACCGGCCAGGTAGGCGGCGATGATCTGCGGGTCACCAGGGGAGAAGACATGGCCACAGCCGCGATGCTTGTAAACCATGTTGAGTTCATGCGCGTACTTGTCGTTGCGCTCCAGCGCTCTGAAGTCCCGGAAGAGATCCCCAAGCTCCTCACACTTCGGACAACGCAGTTGATTCCCCTCGACCAACGACGGTCGGGGCGTTTCTTCCTGGCCAGGAGCGATCACGACCACCGCGCGAACCTACCAGCGCTACGGTCAGATCAGCGACCCGAAACAGTGATTCTTTGCACACACTTGGCAGCTTGGGGTTTAGATCCTGAGAACAGCGTCTACACGCCTATAGACAACCTTGCTGCGATCACGTACACTGGATCTCGCGATGACCACGCTTGACACTCTCAACATCGTTCGCTCGACCAGCAACGCCCTCATCCGCGCCGAGGTTCGCGGCCTAGAAGCCCGCGCACGGCTGGAGCAGGCGTGCTACGAAGCGATCACGCGACTTGGCTGCACCGTTGACGATGTGTCCGAGGCGTCCGGCCTGACCCCGGCTGACCTTCGCCGGATCGTGGCCGACCGCAGCATCGGTTGATAGGATCATCCGGTCAACCGCCGCTGTGACCCCTGAAAGTCCCTGCTAATCGCTCCTTTTCGGAGGGTCTACTGGCTGCTCCTGCCGAGAGGAGCGACCGGCAGGGACCGATGGGCGCGTGGCCCCAACGAAAGGAGGTGATCCCCGGCCCACGGCCAGCGCATGGCGAGGAGCCATCAGTAGCGCTGGAGAGGTGGGCCAGGGAGCCACCATGCCTCGTTTACTTGTTGTGACTGTTGCCAGCTTGGCAGCAGGGCTGCTGGTCCCTAGCGTGGCCAGTGCAGACATGTCCGACTGCAAGCGCAAGCTGGAGCGGTCATACAGCAAGCACTACCGGATGGTTGCCAAGAGACATGGCACCCGCGCCCCCGGCAGGAACATCCGCAAGTACGGAGTCCGATTCAAGGGCGTGACGTTCAGAGCAGTGTGCAGTGAGATCCGCCGCAGTAACAAGCAGCTTGTCAAGTTGCTGTACGCGCCGCCTTACGCGCATCAGGAAGATGTGCCCCCGAGGCAGCCACCGGCAGGGGTTCGAAGTGCCAGGACTGTTGCCAACGGCGGATCATCGAACCCCATGGTCAACCCACAGTGCGAGAGCGGAGGGAACCCGCAGGTGGTTGACCCGTCAGGGACGTACTGGGGGAAGTACCAGTTCGACTACGGGACGTGGGTCGCCCATGGAGGAGCACCCGGCGCGTATGGGAATGCGCCGGAGTGGGTGCAGGACGAGATCGCTAGTCATGTCACCTACGACGCTTGGCCCAACTGCTGACCTGAGCCAGCGCTAGAATGGCTCTTGCGCCCCGGTTGTAGCCCGCCCGCCAGAGTTGCGGCCGGGGCGCACATTCCCTGGTAGGATTCCAAGGCGCTATGGCCTCCAAGACCATTTCGCTGATCCCGGAATCAGTTGATCTCAAGCTGTACGGCGGTGATGGTGTCGAGCTAGAGATCAATGTCAGTAATGGTTCCAGCGGTCCCCTACCGTTGACGGGCGATGTGGCAGCGCAGATCCGCACCTCACGTGTCAACCCTGCTGCAACTGCGGATTTCGCCGTCGATCTCGCGGACGCGGACGATGGGTTGATCGTCATCTCGCTGACTGGAGCGCAAACCGCCGCGCTTCATGGAGATCCGCCGGTCGAGCGCTTTACCGGCGTGTGGGACGTTCAGTGGACACCAGACTCCGGACGAGCGCCGGTAACACTGGTGCAAGGTGCCGTCGAATCGAACCTCGATGTCACCCGAATCTAACATTGTTGACGTTAGCGTCACTGATCCACCCGTCATCAATGTTTCCGTCACCGCCAAGCCGGAAGCGTCTGTAGAAGTCGCTCCTCCTGTCATTCCTATTGTCGCAGCAGCGAACATAGGACCGGCAGGACCGCCAGGACTACCCGGTGAACCTTCGACGGTTCCCGGTCCAGCAGGACCGCAAGGTCCGGTAGGCGCTGATGGCCCACAAGGACCACCGGGTCCGTCAACGGGAGCGGCAGGCGGGGATCTCAGCGGCAACTACCCGAACCCTGATGTTGTCAAGGGTCGTCCCGGCTTCACGGTGCAGGGCATGATCAACGCGCTCGGCCTGCACATGCACTCGAACAACATCTTCGGCGTAGGTGATCCTGTCGCTGGTGATGACGCAGCCAACAAGGATTACGTCGATAGGAAGGCGGGCTACTACTCGACGGCTGTCCACGCCGCTGGAACAACGATCCTGATCCCACAGAGCCAGCACCGGCTCCGCGCCAGCCGTGGCCTGAACGTCATGGTGCTGGACGAAGCGACCGGCGTCTACGAGATCCCCGGCATCGTGATCGCCGCCAACGGTGATGTCAGCATCATGCTCTCCGCTTCCGCTCCTGCCAACTCCAAACGAGTCAACATCATCGGCTGATGCCTGAGTTCACTGGACGCCTCCGCGTTACCCGCCTGGCAGTTCCTCCGGCTAATCCGCAGCCGGGTGAGGTCTACTTCAACACAACTGACGGGCACATGCACGTCTGGACCGGCTCCGAATGGACGATGGGAGTCGGCCCACAAGGAGAACAAGGTCTACAAGGACCGCCTGGTCCGCCTGGTGGAGCATTGTTGACAGGGTGGTGGCAGTACAGCACGAGCCTGAACCCACCGCCAGGCGCTGGCCAGATCCGCACGACGCCCGATCCCATCGTGGTGGATCAGCAACTCACGGTCTACCTCTCTCACACCGACGACGACGGACTGGTGTGGAGTGGCGGCAGCGGCATCGCCCAACCAGGCAACATCCTGATGGCTCGTGGCTCGCAGGGGTCCACTGTCAACGTGACTATCGAGACGGTGGAAGCCACTGTCGCTGGTGCTGACGGTTACTCAACCATCACCGGCACTGTGACAAAGGTCACCCAGCAGCCGGTGAAGAACGCCAGAGTTGAAGTCAGTCTTGTCGTAGAAGCGCAGACAGGACAGCAAGGTCCGCAGGGAGCACAAGGACCGCCAGGACCGCAGGGGCCGCAAGGAGCACAGGGAGATCAGGGACAGCCTGGCATCCCCGGCCCGAAGGGCGACACCGGAGCAGCAGGAGCACAAGGGCCGCAAGGAACAGCCGGAAAAGACGGAGCAGACGGCCTACCGGGTCCACAGGGCGTCCAAGGTTCGGTCGGCCCGCAGGGACCGCCTGGCGCTGGACTGATCGGCGCACCGATTCCCTGGCTTGTGTCAGCAATACCGTCTGGTTACATCGAGTTCAACGGCCAAGCGATCAACGCCACGCAGTACCCGCAGCTTGCCGCTCTGTTCGGTGCCAACATGCCTGACTTGCGCGACAAGTTCCTGATTGGCGCAGGCAGCACGCGAGCGCCTGGCGCTACTGGCGGCGCTGAGCGCGTCAAGCTGACTGGCGCAGAGTCTGGCCTACCAGCGCATGGACACACTGACGACTTCGCCGTGGCAAATGCAGCAGCAATTGCGACAGGAACTGAGAGCGCCGATCACACGCACGCTTTTGGCGGCAATGTCCATCGAGCGACGAACGGTGGCTACGCCGTCCCCAACATCAAGGAGGCCGACAGCGGCGGTGGCGCGGGGTGGAACCTCGTGCAAGCTACCGGCAGCGGGTGGGGTCAGTTCACCGGCACAGGTGGGCGCTCAGCCGCGCACACGCACACCGTCCCAGCGCACGGCCATGTCCTCAACGGTACTGTCACTGCCGCAGCAGCAGCCAGCGCTGCGAGCGACCACGAGAACCTGCCGCCGTTCTACGCGGTGCGGTGGATCACGCAGGCGGGGTAGCGCCGTTGAGCACGCGCTGATTGTCCTGCCACTCAAGCTGACCAGAAGCAATCACGATTGACACAAGCTGCGGCAGCGTCCTGGCCTGTGCTTTGCGCCGCGCTCGATCAGCCTGCTGTCCGATGTGGCTGCGCGAGCGATCAAGAGTCTTGGCGATCTCGTTCAGCGTCCTGCCATTGGCAAGATGCATGACGATTTCCAACTGCAAGGGAGTGAGATCACGCGATCTCACGCTCTAGCTCCTGAATCTTGCTGCTGATCTTCCTCAGTTGCGCCACCGCAAGCGAGCTTGGAACGCCATGCTTGACACGAGTAGCCCGTCCGTATGCCTCCCAGTGCGCCCGTTTCCTGAGCAGGGCCTCGATCTCCGGCGTGCTGACACGCAGGACATGCGTCCAATTGCACGTCGTACAGCGGATATAGACCTCAATTCTGTTGTCAGAAATGGGCCTATGGCGTGGCCGGAACGGTCCTAGCGCCTCACACATCGGACAGTTCGTCGGCGGCGTCTTCACGGCCAGGATCATAACAAGCCCCTGAAAGCACTAAAGCCCCCGGTGGCTAGCCGAGAGCTTCAGTGTTGACAACACCTCCGACGACAGGAGGCGCGACTCAAGCCGTCAGGGATGGAAACGGCGAGTCATGGGTGAAGTGTAGCGGAGGTTTACCTTGACCTACGTGAAAGGCGGGCGCTGGCCGGTCTAGGCCCTGGCGTGACCCCTTCCTGCGCCGCCTGGCGTCGATCCCACTCATTCCTGACACGCTCGGCCAGCGCTCGCCGGACAGCCAGTTCGTTCTCGGCTGCCGTCTGCTTGGAGTAGGACTCAACAGACATGCCAGTCGGGATGTGAGTGATCTTCACCGACACCGGAGGGCCAGGCCGCTGCGCATCGTGGCGGAAGACATCAACGATGATGTCATCGTCCTTGAAGCTGCCGTCCCACTCATCGAAGCTCGGGCACTGCTTGAGCGTGGCCTGCACGATCCCAAGCGGGCCGGTCACCATGTCCTCGAAGTCCTCCGAGAGCACAGCCGCAGCATTGTCAACGACGGTCGTCAGAACCCGCGTCTGTGTCACCAGCAGCTTGAACAGCGGGTAGTAGTCAACCTGCTCCGGCACGCGCCTTCACCCTCTCGATCAGCGCCACCGCTGCTGAGTGAGCGTCGTCATAGTTGTCGCCACCCCTGCGCTTGTACTCCGCAAAGAACGTGGCGGTCGGCATGTCGTCACTCTGCGGCGGGTTGCGCGGGTCAGCCCCGGACGCTACGAGCGCATCGTGAAGCTCAGCCGCCATCTCGTCCAGAACCTGATCTACATCCTCTGTTGTCATGCAAGCTCCTTGAGTAAATCTCTCACTTCGTCACTGCCGAACCGTTGTCGTTGTAGCCCCTGTCGAATCTGCGAGCGCTCACTGTTCGAGAAGAACAGCAGCCACCGCAGACGCCTTACGACAAGCATCATGATCCTCCCGGCACCTCCTTCTCAGTCGTCTGCGTCCCCAGGCGCTCCCACAGATACGACGCCTGAAGGAACGCAGCAGCCACCGGGCCAGCGGCGTTGCCAATGGCCTTGATGATGACCTCAGTCGTGTGAGCAAGCATGTTGAATGCTTCCTCGTCACCCATGTGCTGCTTGAGCACTTCGTAGTAGGCCACCTGCGCCTCTCCGAACACGATGGCACCCATCTTGACACTTGCGCTCTTGCGCAGCGTCTCGAAGAACTGGCGCGGATCGAAGCCCTCGAACGGATCTGTCTCGTCGTCTGCCATTCAACACTCCTTACTTGTTCGCTTGACGGGGATGACTCTCTCGGTAGAGGTGATGGTCCGGGTTGACGATCACGATGGAGCGGAAGTCATGAAGCGCGACAGTGTGCCCCTTGACCTCGAAAAGCTCCCCGGTGTCGATGTCGAAGCCCTTGTACTCCGGGACGCCGGTCAGTGTCTCATGCCGCTTGTACCAGAACGTGACAGCAATGCCTTCACGTTCGCAGAACTTGAGCAGTTCCAGCAGGCTTACTGGCTGCTCGGTCGGCATCACCGCTCCACTTCCGAAGGGGTGAGCCGAGCTTCTGGTTGTGTCAGTGCGACACGCGGGCCGGAGGCGAGCTTTGTGCCGATGCGGATGTCTTGGACAGCCACGCGGCTCGGAGACTCAGTGAAGTGCCCGAAGACAGCATCCTTGACGAACCCGACCACGCTGTTCGGGCCGACGCTCTCGATCACGACCGTCGATCCGTTCGCGTAGTTGATCTCCACGTAGAAGTTGTCGCCATTGATGTCCATCTAATCCGGCTCCTTCATGCTGCCGATGTTGCGGTACGCCTCGAAGCGCGCCACCGCCTCATCGATGGCCTCCAGATGCTCGCGCGGAGCGTTGGGCCACTGGTGATCGCGGTACCACCTGACCGCTCCCAGCGCCCTGCGATCCTGGCCACGCAGAATGAACAGCGGCTCGCCCACCTTCCACGTGCGCTCGATGTCGGCTCGTGCCACCTCGCGGATGTCGGCCTCGTTGAAACGGAGCTTGATCTCGTTGAAGTCCACATTGTTGGCGACTTGTTCGAGCACGCTCGTGACAGCGAGTTGGACGACCTCGACAAGCTCGTCCTCGGTGTAGATTTCTCCGTACTTGTTGTCAGCCATGTTGTCTCCAAGAAGTAGGACGGGTGGACGACCCATGCGCCAAGAAGGGGATCGCCCACCCGCTCGCAGTCTACTCCTCGTCGTCCTCCCCTGCGCCATCGCGCGGCTCGTCTGACAGGACGCCGATGCAGTTCTCGATGTCCACGGCGATCCGACCGTCGTCGGAGGTGCGCAGTGTCAGAACGTGGAACGGGTCGAACTTCTGGCCCTCGCTGTTGCCGTCGATGGTCCCGTTCTTGTAGTCCTCCGACAGCTTGCGCGCCTTGTTCAGCCGGTGCCGGATCTTGTTGAAGTTCTCGGACTCGTGAAGCTCGATCTCGCCGCCACGAATCAACAACGTGCATGCCATCAGTAACTACTCCTTTTGGGAAATCTGGCGTGTGCGTTTGTCACTGCCGGAGGAGGAGCCTCCTGCCACCTGTGCTCCTCGTCTGCCACGGCAACCATCGCCCTGCCCGCCTCGGTCGGTGTGTAAGCATTCTTGCCGACCTTCTCAACGAGCTTGAATCGCCGCAATACCTCCAGGGCCTTCCGAGCCTGGAGAACCGTCTTCGGTAGATCGCTCCACTCAATCGTGCGAATGGTGCGATCCGGGGTCACCGGCTGCTGCCGCGTCGAGCAAAGGTACCGCAGCACCTTGCCCTGGCGCGGTGAGAGGCGGTCGATGACAGCCGCCATCAGCGATCAGGCGGACGCCCCATCATGGCCTGATGGAGCGGTGAGTTGGGGATGACATCACTGATGTCCATTTCTCCGACTGCGGCCCACTCGAAGAACAGACCACGACTCTCGGCGTCATCGATCACTGCCTGCACCACTCCATCGAGATCGCCGTCAGCAGTCTGGACACCAGTCAGGAAGAGGGCGACCCGTCTAGGGGAGAGGCCGCTTGCTGCTGCTGCTTCTGAATCCACTGTCGATATTCCTCCGGTTCCTTTCCCTCGTCGGCCTTGAATGTGCGGATGAATTGCGAAGTGTCGTCATACCCGACACGAGAACCGATCACCTCGATGCTCTCGCCGGAGTACGACAGAAGCTCCTTGGCGCGCTTCATGCGCTCATCCAGCAGCATGCGCCCCCACGACTTGGCCATGTAGCTGAGCGCGTTCTGCGCATCCCTCTGTGAGACGCCAGTGCCGGTGCAGAAGTCAACGAGCCGGATCTGCCTGCCGTAGTTGACCTCGATGTACGTCCTGATGGCAACAAAGATGTCATCTGCTTCGGCCACGTGGCAACTCCAGTTTGATCGGGATTCGATGGATGCCCTGCTCAGCACACGTCTTCGTGGGACAGCGCGAGCGCCGGAACGTCCTGACGCCATGGTGCTCGTTCCACTGGTCATGCAGAAGCTCAGCCGACGACGAGCCGAAGTAGTTGCCACAGTTGTCACAGACCCACACAACGACTGACGCCGGTCTTGCCATCAGTAATTGCGCTTGTCGGGAGCGCCAGTCGTGGTGCCAGGGGCGCGCTTCGTGCGATCCTCGACACGAGTGACGACATGCCAGACGCCGTTGCGCTCGAAGCCGCCAGCCTCGTAGATCGCCCGCGCCTCGGTGGCATCGCTCGTCTCGTACAGCAGCGTCTGCCCGCTGTCACCGACGTTCTGCTCTGCCAGCGTCATCGGTGTTGCGTTGACATCGCGCTCGGTCGGGATCACGCCATACAGGCCGTACCGTTCAGTCACTGGCTATTCCTCCTGCTTGGGGGAGGAACACTTCCGGTTCCCCCTCCGGCTTGAAGTGCTTGATGTAAACAACCACGCCAAACTGCGTGGCCGACCAGGCAGCGAAGTCGCGCAAGTTCTTGAGCCGCCGTTCGTCGGCAGCCAGCGCCGGACCCGGAGCCAGATTGAACATGTGTGCCATCAGTGGCGACACGAACAGCGGAGCTTCCATGTCGTCCGGATCGATAGCCAACGCCACCCAGTACTCACGGATGCGGAAGCCCTTGTAGCGCGGATCTTCGGGATCGATCATCTCGCGCGGGTCCAGCTTCTCCGCTTCTGTCTTGTCATCACCCATTACGGTGCAAGGGTTCGTCATGGACAGCGCCGGTCGCTAGATCGACCTCGTAGAGATCCATGTTGGCTCGCCACATCGCGAACTGGCGCTTGCCGACCGAGAACTCGATCCACGAAGCCGTGATGCCTGTCTCACCGTGCGGAACGCGCCCACGGTCCCTGACAAGGATGCCGATCTCGATGTCCTCGGTCGCCAGCGGAGCAGCGTAGTGCTCGATGAACACCATCATCTGTCGGAACTCCGTAAGTGTCATGATTGACGGCAAGTCAGGGCCGCTGCGGTAATCAACCGTCTCGATCCCGGCCTCGCGCAACCGCTCCGCGATGATGTCCGGATGCGCTGCTGTCATGTGAGCGACCTCTTCGGCGGCGCTGGACGCCTCAAAGTCGCACTGCGGGCAGACCCGCTTGTCTCCGCTCTCTGCCACCTGCTCCATCCCCTCTCGCGTCTCTCGATCTCAGGCTACACGCTGGGATCAGCCAATGTCTAGCTCGCGCTCGATCTGCGCGGTCTTTGCGGGTCTTTCCGCCTGCTGGCGCTCCATGGCGTCGGCGCGGCCCAGCAGGAAGGCACCGCCGCCCGCGAACGCTACCACGACCGGCCCGACGATGACCCACGGCCCGTCTGCGAACAGACCGAGCAGTAGGATCGCGACGGCCAGGAGATGGCAGCCCAACAGGGTCCACCAGCCTGGTTTCTGGCTGTCAGCAATGAAGACAAATCGTCTGATCATCTTGGCACCGGCCGGTGGTCGTGCTCGCGGAGCCACTGGTCGTAGGTGTCGCCGCTGTCCAGCAGACCCGCCTCGATCAGTGCCTCACAATCCGGGCAGTGGCGCGGCGGCGGCGGATCTTGCCACCAGCCTTCTGGCTTGACATCGGTCTGGACGCCGCAGCCATGGCAGTAGTAGTACATCGATGCGCCAGCAGGCAGCGCAGCATTGTCAACCTGCTTGCCAACATTGGCCTCGCGCCGTCGCTCCAGCAGTTCCAGCTTCGAATCATCAGTCATGACGGCTGCTTCACCACCTCAAACTCGATGTTGTCGGCTCCGAGATCTGACAGGTTCCTTGTCAGTTGCTCGAACTCCTCCTCGCCCATGCCGGTCGGATCGTCCGGGTCCGGGTCGTCCGGGTAGAAGTCGAAGCTCACGATCACCTTCGTCTGGTTCTCGTCCTTCGGCTGCTCTGTGCGTTCGCGCTTCATCCCACACCTTCCTCTCGTAGTGTCGCTATTGTTTCGCGGAGTCCCGCGATTGTTTCCTTTGCTGTCGCCTTCGCCAGCCGGTCGTACAGCACGACATTGACCGCCGCGCCCAGGTTGAGGCATCCCTTGCTCGGAATCGACACGAACCGGTGGCACACCTCCTTGATGCCCTTCGTCAACGAGCCGTCTTCCGGCCCAAAGATGTAAAGAGCATTGTGAGGATGTACGAAATCGACCAGTGACTCCGACGAGGGCAGCACCTCGACGGCAACCGGCGTGAACCCGCGCTCGACGTAGATGTCGATGGGCTTGACAACACCTTCGACAGTCTCAAGCTCACCGAAGTCCACACGAGCACGGTAATCGCGCAGACGCTCCTCACGAGGAATCCGTGCCTGCACCTCACGCGCGCCGCGATAGCCGGTCCAGCGCACCTCAGGAGCGCCGAGAGTTGCCGCCGCTCGCACGGTCGCACCGATGTTGTGCCCGTACTTGGGGTCAATCAGCAGTATTGCTGCGCTCATTCGTACTTCTCTCCCCACGTCAGATCCTCGCCGTCCGACATCTGGATCTGAGGCATGTCTTCAGGAATGTTGACAATTCCCCAGGAGGTTCCGTGCCAGGCGTGGGTCTTGCCGTCCTCGCGCGCATCGTGCAGCGTGTCCCAGCCGCGTCCTGCCTCCCACCAGCCGTCCGGGCGCAGGTAGACGAGCGCCCAGGTGTTGGGATCGGCGCGTTCGCAGAACGGCTCGTCACCCTCAGGCCAGTCAGGATTGATGACGCGGATGTAGCCGCCGAGCGCGACCGGGATGAGATCACCCTTCTTGAAGCTCACAGCCAGTCCTCCTCGATGTCCACGTCATCGACCTTGCCGTTCCAGAAGCCGATCTGGCACTCGCCTTCATCGGGGGCATCGGTCAGCTTGTAGTACAGTGTGTCGCTACCGCTGTCTTCGCCATTCTGTCCAGCGGGCCAGCCCCAGCGCGCGACGATGGCGCGGAAGTCCATCTCGGTCTTGCTCAGCGACTCGCAGTCGGCGCGCGTCATCACGCCGCTACCAACTGGCCGTTCGCTGTAAACCGTCTTGATCTTCGTCACGACCTTCGGGGGTGGCCGCTTGACCACCGTGCGGGTAACCGTCCGTGTCTCGGTCGGGTGAACGTCAATATTCGCGATTCCGACCGCCAGCAGAGCCACTGCGGCGATCACCATGGGTCGCATGGGTACTCCTTGTCGTCTGTGTTGTCGGTGCTGCCGGTGCTCCTGGGGTCCGACGTGTCTGGATCGGGCGCGAGCGGAGGAGAACGCGCTGGAACACCGGCAGCGCCCCGATTCTACCAGGCATCGGCAGAACCGCCGTCGAGCTTGAGTCGGGGCAAAGGAAAGGCCCCGCCGCAGCAGGGCCTCTCCCTTCCTGTGACTAGGCTCGCGTCTAGCCGCAGAGCTTGAACAGCAGCGTCTGCTGGCTCCAGCGCTTGACCTTCGTCTTCTTGACGACGGCGACGTAGGAACCGGCAGCACCCTTGACACCCTTCAGCCTCGCGGTTGCCCGCAGACGACCGTGGGACTTCTTGGCCTTGACGGTCTTGCCGAGGTAGCTCAGCTTGCCCTTCTTGGCCTTCTTCTTGAACGTGACCCGGTGGTTCTTGTTGCCGGAGCACGAGTTGTCCACGACGACGGTGTTCGTCTTCGTGACAACAGTGGTGGTGTTCGTCCCGGTGCTCGTCGGCGGCTGGCTGACGGGCGGGTTGACGATGATCGGGCAGGTGTTGCGCGGGTCCGGCGAGTTGGTACCCGGCGTCAGCGGGAGATCCGGGCGCGCGCCGGTCCCGCAGTAGTACGCCTCCCAACCGTTCTGCCACGCCTCGAAGTCATCCTGCGTGAAGTCCACGCTGCGCAGGCTGTCAACACTGGCGAGCGACGGCTTGAGCGACCATGAGACGGGCAAATCGCCCTGCGTGCCGAACGAGATCAGGCTCGCGGGACCGGACGAGCACGTGAGTCCGCCGAGACAGGCGCTGAACGGATCACCGGCCGCGTGGAACACGGTCGTCTGGCCGTAGTCGCTCGCCTCGTAGTGCGGGTCATCGAACTCCTCGCCCGCCACGTCAATGTCGTTGACGCGAAGGACGCCGGGACCGTCTGACATCGCATCGAACACCGGACCCGCGATGCGGGGCGGAATCGACACATGCGACGGCGTGTTGGTGCCATCAGGGTTGTCACCGAACGCCATCGGGTCCGTCCAGTCAAGCTGGAACGGCGGCACGTCCGCGAAGTTGTACTCGTCGTACCACGACTCGATCTCGTAGCCGAGGCCCATCTTGTAGGTCTTGGCGATGCCGTTGAGCGCGCCCTGACCAAGACTGGCGACAGTCGGCTGAATGACCGGCCGGTTCTTCGCGTACACCTCGTTCGCGCCCGCAGGCGAGTCGGAGTGTGCATACGGCTCGTTCTGACCGCTGTCCTCGTGATCGCTCACGCAGACGATGATCTTCGCGAACCGCGACACGTCATCGATCTCGATCTCGTCATGCTTGCCAGCGACGAGCGGCGCTTCGAGGTTCGTGCCCGTCTGATCGGGATCGATGTCAGGATCGTTGTCAACGGTCCCGGTGTCGAACGTGTTGATCACGGCGTAGCCGGTGTGGCGACCTGGCACCAGCACCTGATCGACACTGAGGGGAGCGCCATTGCTGACACTCACGTGCGCCGACCTGTTGTCGTCACCGATGTCGAAATGCACACTGGTGGCGAAGTGCGGAGCCGGGAAGCATCCCGGTTCCAGCGTGTAGAGGTTGAGCCGGAAGTTGTCCGGCGCAGCCCGGTCCACGGCGGCGTCATTGCCGTCGTTGTACGGGTTCCCGACAGCCGCCTGCGCCGCAACCGGCGTGGCCAGGGCAGCCAGGGCACTCACGCAGAGCGCGAGTCGAACACGCATCCTCATGCGCGTCCCTCCTTGTGGTGTGGAATGGGGTCCGGAGGCGTTACGTCCCTTCCTCCGGGAGCGCTGTCCACAGCGCCGAGCGCACCCTATCCGGGCGCTCGATCCCCCGTCAAGTCCCGTTCACGAATTAGCTGCTTTTACCGGGATTTAGGTGCTGAGCCGGTGCCACCTTCGTCTCGGCCCGAAACTCAGGTGTAAAGAGTCGTGTCGCGTGTTCGCCGGAACGCTCTGACACGGCCACCTACACCGGCTCAGCGCGGGCGACCCTAGCAGATCGATCTCGGCCATGTCCTATACCTTCGTATAGTCAGCACTGTAGACAAAGGACGACCCCCGCTGGTGTCCCTTCAACCCTGTCTCTCAACGAGCGAAGTCCAACGGGGGCCGCAGGCTAAGCGCACTCGCCAGGCAGGGGTCACAGCGGCGGGTGCTATGTGTGGGTACCGCCCCGGCTCGATCCGAGGTGAGCGGACAAGAACCGGAGCGGCGGCGCGCATCTTACATGAAGTGGAACATCCGGGTGTTCCACCTTGAGGAACCGGCGCGGCGTCCCTGCCGCTGGCTGCTGGCGTCCGTGTGCAGCAGGCGTCCTGCCCACCGGCTGGCGAGCGCGGGGTATAGCTCGCCGCCGCATCTGCGGCCCTCATTTGGCTCTAACGCAGGGCCTACCCAAAACTGGCGGTAATCTTCCTGACAAAGAGAAGACCCCCGGCCAGCGAGTGAAACCGGGGGTCCAATCCGACAACATCCTTGTCGTCTGTCTGGAAGCTATGCAGCCTTGGCTGGCATGTGCCGCCGCGCGTAGTCCTCGATCCACGCCAACGGCTCAGTGACAACCGTACTGACGTTGAGCGCCGACGAGTAGCCGACCCGGCGCTCCTCGGTCGCCTTCGGGCCGCGCTCAGCCGGAGCGCTCTGGAGCACGGTGATCGCCGTGTAGGCACCGTCGTCGTGGCGGATGCGGAACACCTGCCAGGCCGAGCCGTCTGAGCCGATCACCATCTCGTGCGGTACTACTCTGCGTGCGGGCATGGAGCCTCCGTCGTCGTCGTTGTCGGGCATGATCCTACCAGAAACGAGAAAGCCCCGCCGAAGCAGGGCCTTCCCGGAGTTGGTATGTCAGCAGTATTAGATCGTGATGATCGTCTCTGCGTTGAGCGAGTCCTTGCCGCCGCAGGCCCGGTACAGATGGACCTTGCTGTGCGGGAACTTGCGGTGCTCTCCGGCGAGCCGGTAGCGGATGCGGGCGTTGTAGATGCCCTTCGTCAGCCCACGCATGTCAATACGGATGACGAACATTCGCCGCCCGCCCTTCGTGCGCGTCTTGCGGACCTGAGCCTTCTCGCCATTGAACGTCGCCTTGAACGAAGTCACCCTGTGACCACGCTTGACAACAACGCGCCACCGCGCCACGCGAACCGATCCCTTCGGGCACGACACCGGAGCGTCAGCGCCAGGAGGGCCAGGCGGTCCCGGAGGTCCAGCAGGTCCGGGAGGTCCGGGTGGGCCAGGAGGACCGGGAGGCCCTGGCGGTCCCACGACCGGCGTCGGAGTTGGCGTCACTGTTGGCGTCGGCGTTGCCGTGGGAGTCGGTGTCGGCGTAGCTGTCGGCGTCGGAGTCGGGGTAGGACTCGGCGTGGGGGTGGGCGTCGGCGTCGGATGCGGCTTCGGACACTTGCCAAGAGTGTCACCATGAGCCAGGTGCGCCTTTAGCGCCTTCTTGCTCACCCGGATCGTGTGCGCGTTGCCCGGATTGCCGGGAGGCCGGTGGCAGATCGTCACCTTCTTCTTGTGGTGCTTGCCGTGATGACCGTGATCTGACACCGGCTGGCCACCGGTCACCGCTGGCAGCGCGCTCATGAACGTCAGCGCCATCCCGGCACTGACGCTCACAAACAGGATTCGTAGACGCACGCTCCTCCTTCCCTCCAGACGCAGAATGCGCGCGAGCTTACCACACCCGCGCGCCCCCGCTTCCCGCGTAAGGCTAAGTAACGCGCAGCGTTACGCCTACGACAGCGATTACTTTCAAGAGTATTTACATCACTCGCCCCCGCAGATCTCGCAGCGCCTGAACGCGGCAATGATCTCAGGCGTGACCACCATCGTGCGGTAGTTGCCCTGGTTGCGCTTCTGGTCGGGCACGAAGCAGTCGAGCCGATGTCGGCACAGTCTCCCGGCCCCGGCCCAGTCGATCTCGCCAGTCTTGCGTACTACGGGCACGAGCGCGCGAGGCTGACGCCCCGCCACCTGCGGTGCCTTCTTTCCCTCAGCCATGAGGAACCTCCTTGTCGTCGGAGCCGCGCAGCCTAGCGGAGCCACAGCGAGTTGTCAACATTATACAGCTAGTATACTATCTTCCATAGTGTCAACACTAGCGAAGCCCGTAGGGGAACGAGCCAGGGAGGCTCCGCAGGCCCCAACCGTCCCACGCGGGCAGTTGGGACGAGGGCACAACTCGGGAATGCGGGTCCTTAGGGGGAAACGGCCTCCCCAGGGGGCGACCAGCACTGATGACATCAGGCGTCGATATCTCCACCGGGTGGCAGACTGTATTGACATGTCGATATCTGGCTGACGTGGCAGACTGCCGTACATCCGCATTCGGGTGAATGTGTCACTAATAGTGAGGAAATAGGGTGCCCCCTTTCACCGAAATAGTGAAGTGTGATGACACATTTCACCTCAGCTTCACAGTCAACATTCACGACACACTTTCACCGTGCGAAATGTGTCGGTAATAGTGACATTTTCGAGGGTCGCAAATTGCGGGTTTTTGCCTCCCTGGAAATTGTCGCAATTTGCGGGAATCGTGCTGGCAGAAAACCTCGCAATTTGCGGATCTTTAGAAACGATAGACCGGATTTCTTACTGGGATCAAGCCCTACAAGAAACCTGTAAATAGAGGCGGCATCTCGACGTAGGAATGCGGGTTTGAGGACCACTTGCTAAAGGGAAGCTAAATGTTCGGTGTCAAGGGTGGCGATTCCGAACCGTTGACTCCGGAATCTAGTTATTGGATTTTGCAGGGATTTTATGTTCTCAAGCCTCAAGCAAGAAACTAGAGAAAGGCTCTGGAATGCGGGTTTGAGGGCTGTGCCGAACATATTGGCAGCAGGAACGCAGCGCCCCGCCGGTCCCGACCGGTCGCTCATAGGGCCAGACGCACAGCAGGCTGCGGCAGCACACATACTCACTCGGGTCCCGCTCAACGCACAGTGCAAGGTGCGAGCGGGTGGAGCAGACGAGCCGATCACGGTGCCTGTGCGTGAATGGGATGCCACATCCCTTGCACTGCGCACAGCCCGCGATGGCCTGCCGTCTGCGAGCGCTCCCGCAAGGGCGCGTGCAGTGTCCGCCGATCATGCCGAACGGCGCAGCGTTGCGAGTGCGATACGCAACGGCGCTCGCGGGATGTGGACAGGCAAGCGTGTTGACCCATGGGTATCCATGGCGAGCGCCCGCCCAGTACCGCCCGCGAGCGCAGGATGCGCCCGCCCGTATGTGAACCGGATGCCCAATAGGGCTTGAATTACCCCTGCCGTAAAACGTTTGAAGGTGCCCGGACGCGCTCACACACACGAGCGCAAGGCTGGAACGCGGCTGCTTCGATGCGCCGCCACCCTTTACGCCCCACCATTCGCCCACACACTCCTACGGAGAGGCCCCACCATGTTCAATTTCGACCCCTACGTCACCGCCGACACCGACCTCAGCGAAGCTGAGATGGACTGGTCTGAGTTCGATCCCACCATCGGGACGGGCGCGCTCATCAGCGCGGCCACGCTCGCCCACGAGCGCAGCGTCTACGACGCCGACCCTACGGGTGGCGCTGCTAGTCGCTACTAGCGCCACCATCGCCCGCACGCTCACACACGACCCCTACGGGGAGGCCCCACCATGCTCTACTCACGCAACACTGGCGAAAATCGCCTGCATCCGGAGGATGCATCGCTCATCCGTGGCGTCGGCGTCTGCCGTGTCACCGGAGGTGAGGTTGACCTGTCACTAGTGACGGTTGGCCAACTGACCCGTAGGGTGCAGCGCGAGGATGCCAAGGCCCTCCGCAAGCGCCTCAAGCGCGAGCGCAAGCCGCGCCACCACGCTCGCAAGAGCGCGTAGCACGCAGCTTCGCTGCGACCAACCGAAGTTCACCGTAAATCACCTCTCCAAAGGAGAACCTGCCATGTCTGCTGTCACCCTTGACGCCATCGTCAACGCCGTCGTCACCGCCCGTCCGGACGCCTCCCCTGCGGAGCAGGGCGAGGTAGTCGCTGAGATCATCCGTGCCATCGACTCGGCTGACAACACCCCTGCCGCCCCGGCAAAGCCGGTGGAGCGCGTGGCCGACCCGGCTGCGGGCAGTGGCTCTGCCACCATGGCCCTCAACTGGAACGGCAAGCCGATGAAGGCCGACGCCGGAACGGCCACCCCCGGCCAGGTGCGCTGGCACATCGAGCACGGCCTGAAGGCCGGATCGGCTCGCAAGCTGTCAATGGTCGAGGCGTCCAACCGCCGCGCTCGCATCGAGGGCCGGATTGCAGCATAGCTGACAGTCCAGAGGCCATTTTGTGACACAGTGACAGTGTTGACACTTCGTCTTCCCTGTCACTGTGTCGCTATTCTTGACACACGACTCCCTCGCGCAAGAAGGAATGCGGGGAGATCGTGTAGGTCGGGATGGCAGAGTCAAGCATGTTGAATGTCAACATTGCTCTGCCGCCGTTTCATTCCAATGTCAACATGGTGACTGCGTTAGCAGTCAGAAAGGGGCTGGAAATGGTCGCTTTTTCCAAGTCCTTCGAACGTCGCTTGGCCACTGGGAAGGCGCGTGCTGGGAACGGTGGGACTCGTCCCAACTCTCACCAGCGTCGTTCCAACAAGCGCCACATGCTCTCCCCGAGCGCTGGGTTCGGGGGCAATGGCGTCACCGTCCCCTGTTCGTACTGCCAGAAGGACTTGTCCTTCGAGGCTATTGAGGCCGACCGGATCATTCCCGGCGCTCAGGGTGGCGACTACAAGCGCTCGAATCTGATTCCGGCTTGCCGGGTCTGCAATTCCCGGCGCGGCGATACGTCGCTGTGGAGCTTCGCTCCCAAGCTGGCGCGTCGGTTGGTTGCGCGTGGCATCACTGTTTCCGTCAAGTCCGGCTCCTAAGGAGAAACCATGGACCGTATCTTCGATCCCAATGAAGGCGATGGCAACGCCATCCTCGTCTACTCGGCATCCGCCGACCGTGTAGTCAATGACTACAGCGAGGAGCTTGAGGCCATCGAGCACGCCAAGCGGATGCGCGAGTTCGGCTCGCTCATGCGTCAGACCCACAGCTTCGCTGGCTGAAAGG